TTACTGCCTTAGGCTTTGTTGATGAGACTCGTCAGTGGGATGAAGAACGCCGTAAGGCTTGGGGTTACAGTGACAGTATGACTATTGATGGTCACAACGCTGAAATTGTTGTGCCTCTTGTTGATGGCAACTCATTGCTAACTCTTGCCAAAGCATTGGTCAAGGTTGGCATCAAACGTAACTTAGATAAGTAAAGGAGAATAAGTAATGGGTTATTGGATTAATCATCACGTAAGAGCAACAGGTAGTAAAGAAGATATTGAAGCTTATATATCTAAACTTACTCAACGTCGCCCTAAAGAACTAAATGATGAAGGAGATATAGTATGGTCTGAAGAAGAGTTTTCATTCTATAATATAACTCCTCCTCCAGAAGAACTGTTAATGTCTGGAGAGTGGTGGACTGAAACAGGCAATCAATGGAGACAAGAACACTGGCAATGTTATGATGCACCTGCTGAAGAACTAGACGTATTCAATATCACACACACTCCAAACTATGTAGCGGCTATACGTATTGATACTAAATACGATTGGCCTATAGGTATCTTCCATAACTTAATTAATCAATACCCTAGCCTAGAGTTTAATATATGGTCCGAAGGTGAAGAGTCTGAAGCCGTAGAAATTATAGGTACTGGTGGTACGTTCACTCAAACTAACTATGAGTCACCAAACTGTCATGCTGACTGGGAAGCAAGAGATATGCTTGACAGTTGTTGGTGTGTTCAGTATGAATCTGAATCTGAATGGTATGACGATTGTCCTAGAGATGAGCAAGATGTATATAAAGTAGAAGTAACGCATACTCATTACATAACCGCTAACAATATGCGTGCAGCAATGGATGCTATCAAATCATATGAAGATGGGTTTGATATGCCAGCCAATACTGTAATGACTAAGTACAACCCAGTGCCAAGTATTCTTATTACACCAGCGAAAGACGCTGAGTAATGAGTAGCAATAACACGTCAGCATAAAGGCAGGCGTGCCAACACAAACAATAGGAGCAATACAAATGGAAAAAGTAATATCAATCCGAACTGATAATACAGTGGAGATTAAAGAAGTAGAGTCTATTGAGTATGAAACTCTATCAACAGCAGTAAACGGAATGATTGAGTTGGTTAGTATCAATGAAGATATTGATATGTGGCTCAATGAAGAAGGTAAGTTAATTGGACTTGAGCCGAATGTAATAGCCACTATCATATGGAATAAAGTCTTCCCTAACTTTGATGTAGTTATGGGAGATGTAATCATTACTGGTGGAGCAGATGAAGAAGGTAACACAACTGGTCTATCTGATAAATCAATACAAGATGTTATGGTATTAATTCAAGATGGTATTCAACAAGCAATCGACAAAAAGGAGAAACAGTAATGGAAACAAAAATTGCACGTCTAATGACAGAAATGTCTGAAGCACCAATGCAAATGTACCAAATGACACCTGAGTACTATGGTGCAGCAGTAATAGCCGTAACTACTGGACAAAACTTCTTAAACCTTATTCAAATGTATGGAGAAGATGTATCAGATTATGACCAAGTTCAAGGCAATGAACGCAAAACAATGATTCTGCCTGCTTTTGATTTGGGTGAAGGTATTGCTGTATCTAAAGGGCTAGGCACGTTCCTTGATGGAACTCTTGAAGAAGAGTTGACTAAGGAAGGTTACGTAGTAGTTAACCTAGGAGCGTAATGTCAGAAGATACAACTAGAATCTGTGGGTATTGTCATACAGGTACTCACGAAAAATGTCGTACAGTAATCCGCTGGTACGATAAGGTGTGGTATTGCTACTGTAATTGCCACAAACAAGAAGGAGAAACAAATGAGTAAATATGAAATAACTATTACTGCTAGATACCTAGTAGAAATAGACAACCTTGATGAAGTTAGGCAAACCATTACTGATGGGTATGAAAACCCTGTATTGCCTAATATTATCCCTGAAGAAAACATAGAGTATGTAGATGGAAAAATTACTTATGAAGAGGTTAACTAATGACAATGATATATTGCCCGCAATGTGATGAGCCTACAACTCAATCACAAATTGATAAGTGGGAAATGTGCCATAACTGCGAAAACCAAATGTGTCCAGAATGCGGTCAAGTGTTCTGTGGTCACGAAGATAGATAAGGAGAAACAAATGGAAGACAAATATATGGAGCCTACTAAATGTGATTGGTGTGGTAAAGAGTATGAGTTATCCGAAGGAACAAAAGTTATGGGCGACAACCTTTGCCCTAACTGTACCGAAGTATATGAGTTGGAGGAATACTAATGCGTAAATATTATGTAACTATTCAAGTTAACTATTCAGGAGAGCTTGAAGCAAACAGCGAACAAGAAGCCGAGCAACTTGCTTGGGTATCTTACTATGACGATAATGCTCCATTACAATACGAAAGTGTTGAAGAGATTAAAGTTGAAGAATTGCCACACTGTGAAGAGTGTGACAACCCTGATGATGAATGCGAATGTGAGGAAGAAGAATGATGATACGTCTATATCTAATCAGGTTAATCAGTCGTATTATAATGCGACTAGCAACACTACAAGGAATACTTATCAGAAAGGATAAGAAATGAATGTAGCAAAAGCAAAACTATTAGTGGTAAGACGCCACTGGTATCAACAAGGGCAAATGGCAGAGTATGAAAGAATCATTGAATTACTCAGCAATATTGCTTGGACATCAATATCAAAAACAGATGATGGCTCTCGTGTAGTAAACACTGAAGACCTCATCCGACTAATACAAGGAGAATAAAATGGCAACATATAAAGTACAGCAAGCAGGAGTAACATACTATGAAGTTATTGTTGATGCAAATAATGAAGATGAAGCATTAGAACTAGGTATGGCTGAGCTTATGGATGGCGGAGGCTATGAAGTTAATGGTTCATTCGAATGGCAGGATGATACCTGGGTAGAAGAACAAAAAGAAGAAGAGGAGGAATAAAAATGATACAACAACTAATCAGTATGCTACCAGTAGCGTACATAGCAGCAACAGCAGTACCACTAATGGTAATTGATATTAAACAGCACAGACTTCCTAACAAGATTGTCTTGCCTATGATAGCAATTACTTTCTTATCACAACTAACACTAGCAATATGGACAGGAGCCTGGGCGTCCCTGGGTATCTCCGTAGGGCTAGGCTTTGCAATGCTAGTACTAGGACTAGCCGCTAACTATTTCCAATGGGTTGGTATGGGAGATGTAAAACTACTAGTAGCATTAACTATGATGCTTAGTTGGTTTACGATGTTAGGTGCAGTATTACTAATGCCTATATCAATAGCAGTTGGGTTTGTAGTAACAATACTTACCATGTTCCTAAAGAAAAAACTACCTACAGCAATACCACTAGGGCCAGTAATTCTAGCAACATTCGCAACAACACTAACACTAACACTAATATAAGGAGAAACAAATGGCCGAAAAATATGTAAAGCACTTAACACTAGAAGAACTAGCCGAACGTTTGGCAGAAGAACTGGTAGCCACTCACAATGACACAGGTATTGACTTGGGTTATTGGGAGACAGCATTAGAACTTGTAGAAAGATTCTATGAGCTTGAAGTAAAGGTAATTATTAAAAACAAAAGGAGTAACAAATGAGTAAGCAAGTTCACTTTGTTGTCGTTGTAGACCTAGCTACTAAAGAGTGGTGGGTAGATGATGACACATTTACTGCCAGATTTGGAAAAGATGAAGGCACTTGGGACACGGATACCTACACATGGGAACCTACAAATTGGGATGACAACATTACCGCACTAGAAATACTAAACAAAGGAAAAACAAATGAGTAAAACAATATGGAGAGTATACGTAGACTATGGCTCAGGCTATGGTTGGGTACCAGTTAACTGGGCCCCTACGTTTGATACAGAAGAAGAAGCAAACGAATGGATTAATGATGACCACGATTGGGAATCACCAGTAACAGCACACGAAGAGGAAGTAGAAGAGCCATGGCTGAGCAACACATAAGAAAAGCAATGGAAACAATGTTAATCGATAAAGAAAACTTTGAGTCTTATATTGATGACACACTAGCCCACCGACTAACAGATAGTGAGTGGGAAGACATCTGCGACAGTATTGAAGATGCTGTAGCAGAGTACCTTGATATGGAACTATGGCATATCGTAGAAGATTACAAAGCAAAGAAAGGAATCAACTAATGAACCAACACGAGCACGGAGAAATCGTATGGAGTATGAACCTACGTGAACTACAAGTGAATCATATGGATGAACTTGAACTACACCTTTTCTATAACTCTTTAGAAGATGCAATCAATGATGTACTAGAAAACTATGAAGTAGAACAACTAGAGGAAAACTAATGGAAACAAATGATGGTACAGTCCGCAGTGGTGACTACCACTTAGGGGCACAACACGAACAAGACAGAATTATTGAGTACCTAATCAGTAAGAATGTCTTACGTCCAGCTATGTTTTATGAAGGCTGGGTAGCAATGGATGTCGATGGCGATAAAGGCATCGACTTAGATATTAAGTTAGGAGGAATGTAATGAGTAAAATTAAATTATCAATTGATACTGTAGACAGTATTGTTGACTATATATCGATGTTGGAATCTAGAGTACCAGCTGAAAATATGTTCGACAAAACAAAAGACCAAGCAGAAGCAATTGCTGATATGCTAATCAAACTTGCAGATGCAAGATACGATGAGGAGGAAAACTAATGGAAGAAGAGTTTGATGAACTCTTAGACGAAATGTATGAGCCCTATGAAATTGTAGGGCTCATACTATCCCCCTCTAAAATATTAAAAGAGTGTGACCCTATAGCCTATCGTGTTACATTTAATGACTGGCTTAGTCTAAACGAAGAAGAAGGAGAATAAACAATGGAATCATTACCTGGGTATGACGCGTGGCTAGAAGCGCCCTACACAAACCAATCTGAAGCTTGTGAACACGAGTGTGATGAATGTGATGGTGTAGGCACACTTGATGATATTAAGTGTGAGTACTGCGATGGTAAAGGCGTATGCGATGGAGGGTGTGAACCTGACGAGCCTGACTACAGTTGGGAACCAGAGCCTGACAATGAGTAAAGAACTAAAGTTACTATTAATTTCTTTATTATGTCTGACGTTAGGTATAGGATATCTTTACTGGCATCAAAACTATACTTGCTCTACTATTGAGTACCAGGATTTACAGGGTACTCATAGTATTAGTGAGTGCACTAAAAACAAACCAGAAACCTGTTGGGACAAATGGCCAACAGAATCACTAGCAATACAACAATGCGAAAACAAATAAGGAGAAACAAATGGAAAAAGAAACAATCATCAACGATGCAACAGACAAGCTATTGAACACAGTGCGTGGAACAATGGAAGAAGCGTTCACTCTTGGCTTAAAGTACAAGCGCCTGTCAGTAGTAGACAAGCTAGTCCCTATCCTTCGTGAGAACGAGTTTAGCGAAACTACTATTGCATTAATACTACAGGACATTGGCCTACTAACAGAGGAAACATATGCAGACGTTTTTGCCGATATCGATAACGATTAACTCTGAGTTAAACACTACTCAAGCGTTAAACGACCTTAATAAATGGGGAGCAGACATTGCTCGTCAGTTAGATAACAAACGCCTATTTAAACAAGCTCTTGAAGGTTGGCAGATTCTTATGAATCTTACAGAACTTGACCCACAAGGCAACTATCGTAAACCTGCAGGGTGGTCTAGCCACCCTGCAGTTAAGATGTGGCGTGGTTCAGAGTTAGTATTGTATTTTTATATTCAAGCAATGATTAACGAATGGAAGGCTCGTGGGTTTAAAACTACACTTGCTGTCAAAACACTTTCAACAGCTATGAAAGCAAAAGACAATGACAAGCTTGGTAAGGCAATCCCTAGTTGGATGCGTGACCAAGAAATGTTTGACGCCATGGCAACTAGTCATCGTCAAGCATTACTATTTAAACACTATGAGCATTATAACCAATTCAACTGGCCAGAAGATAGGGGTGTTGCACCTGAATCTTATGACTATGTGTGGCCAATTAAAGGAGGTAAAGATGTCATCAATGAAAGAACTACGGTCCTTGTTTAAACAAGTAGAAAACCAAGGAGGCCAAGTTTTACGAGCACGTAACAACCATTATAAAGTAATTTGTTCTAATGGAAACATCGTGTTTATATCCTCAACTCCATCAGATAACAGGGCACTAGAAAATATTAAACGTGATTTGCGTGCCAATGGTATAGACCTTATTAAAAAGAACAGGAGAAAATAAAATGGAAATAGATGATATTGATATGGACCAAGCAGCGTGTAAAACTGCTAACCCAGAGATATTCTTTGCTGATGCAAAAGAAATAGATAAAGTTGCTGAAGCTAAAAGCTATTGCGGTATATGCCCAGTAGTTATGCAGTGTTTAACATACGCTTTTAAGAACGATGAGTTCGGTGTTTGGGGAGGCACTACGATGGCTGAACGCGTTAGGGTTAAGAATAATCCTAGGGCTAAAAAAGAGTTAGTTATTCAAGTAACTAGCAAGTAAAACACACACACACAAACCAGAACCATTGACCAAATAAATAAGGCCCCCTGCCATTATATGCGGGGGGCCTTATTACTTTTAACTACTTAGTAGTCTTCTTAACTGTAGCCTTAGTTGCAGTTAAAGCCTTCAAGGTCTTCTGAGTTGCTGCAAGCTCCTTCTGGAGCTGAGCAATATCGTCCTTGTGGTCATCAATATAAGCCCAGATAGTTTCAATCTGTGCAAGTACCTTCTTTAGTTTGCCGAACATTATTACTCCTTATTGTTTTCTGTTATTAGTTTTACTTCACATGCATCGGTGGTGCAATAAGCCTCACCAACAGCATCTGCTGCCATACCAGCATACACCCCAGCAAAGTCAATTGCAAATAGTTGCAACGCATACTGGTCGTACTCCTCCTCAGTTATCTGAGTATATGGCATCTGTGGGTACACATGGTTACCCATAGGGAGGAAGCTTACAGTCTTTAGCTGACCATCGTACATATGTAGTACGGTGCCAACATCATTCTTTTCTTTTTCAGCATCAAAGGTTACTGTTACAGACACAGAGTTGTCTGACCACCAGCGTTGAGCAGTCACAGCTAGGTTAACCTTTTCGTAGATAGACACTTCCTTTTCACTGCGCTTAGCGTCAGTCTTAATAGGGAAGAACACAACAGACGTAGTCTCTGGTGATTCGCTAGCTGGCTCTATACGATAGTTAGCCATCTTAAACAACGGCAACATAGGGTCGTTGTTTCCAAAACGAATAGCACGTAAAAAATGCTTACCACCACTAGGCCAGTGAACACCTGGAGATTCTCCAGCCAAAATAGACACAGTGCCTGACGGCTTTACAGTAGTCATCTTAATAGACTCGCGAATACCTAGCCACTCTGAGTAAGAGATGTCGTAGTCGCGTACAGTCTTGTAGCCTTCATCCATCCACTCACGTAGGGTTTGCATACCCTTGTTATCAGCAAAGTTAGCCACACCAGAGACAGACGTACCAATGCGACGATTCCGCTGCATAATGGCATTGGTCTCCTCCCAATGTGTTGGGAGTAGTGTCACAGTCTTTGCATATAAATAAGCAAACTTTAATGTACGCTTGAAGTCCTCAAGGGATTCGTGGCGATTCAAGTAAGTTTCTACTAGAGTACACATCTCAAAACTTTCAAGGCTCTGCTCTGCACAAGGGTTGTAGCCCACTACACGCCTATCTTTATTATTAGGCGCATCAACAAGACGTCCGTATTTACGGCTTACGTCCATCCATATAACGCCGGGTTCTCCGTTGCGTACAATCCCATCAACAATAGGTCCAAAATCCGTCCCAACACAAACATCTACAGAGTTATTACTCATCCATGCCCAGCCTGGATTCTCAGGGTCATATGAATTACGCCCAGGGAATTTGTCTGCATTCTTTAGGTTCAGGAAATCCTCATCATCAATACGCCCAATTAACAGCTCAGCTGAACGGCGAACATTCCCGGAAACCACACAAACACCAATCATATTACCGATATCAGCAATATCAACGCGTGTTAATTTATCGCCTTTACGGCCATCAAACATCTTTTTAATGTTCTCATGCAACTTAACCAACGGTTCCGGGCCTGACGCTGTTCCTCCAAACGTCTTAATAACTGCTCCATATGGTCTAATATCATCATAATTAAACTCATATTTTGGCTGGTCTACCTTTAGATATGAATTAATCAACGCCATTGTAGATTCTGCCCAGCCTTCGCGGGTATCTGGAATCAAATACTCCTGAACTGCTCCTGGCTCATATATATCAAACCCTTTATCAGCGCCTTTATCATCAAACCCTACGCCTACGCCCAACATTGAGGCTTCCATCAGGAATCCAAATGGCTTTGACGGATTGTTCTTGGTCATCTCGTTGGTACTAACGAACGCGCAATTCTGCAACGCTGCTGAATTCTTCTGCTCATTTACAATATCAGTACCCATTACCCACAACCCACGCCCTGGCGGTGTCCACTTTAAATTAAATAAACGGTCATACGCTTCTTTGGCTGACGCCGCAGCTTTTGCGTCGCTCCATGGCAAACGGTTCTGCTTTGCGTGGTCTTTCTGTAATGAATACATACCGTTAATAACACGCTCGCAAACATCCGCCCAGGTTTCCTTGGTGCCATCTTCTTTCAAACGACTATATGTACGTAGGAATGTAATTTCTCCTACTGAATTCCCGGCAACGTCTGCGTAACCAAATGGTGCTTTTTTGTTTTTATACCCCGCTACGAACTCATCTGCTAATTTAAATGAAAAATTTATCATATTACTTCCTATGTTTTTTATTGGATAACTAGTATCTCAGGTATTACTCTAATACCCTTCTACTAACTTTGTCAAATACCCTGGTCCACCCTGATTCATATATCAGTGGATGATGTTATCAGATATAACTATTCTATGGAATCTTTAATAATCATCGTTGTTTGCTCTTCTGAATACAACGGTTGATTACTGTTCATGTTGCCTGCTTTTGGCCCAAACAACTGTGATAATACTCCGCCTTCTGAGCTTCTGCTTGCGGTGATTTGAATGAACTCTTTATTAGTTTCCATATCCTTTACGGTCTTCACTAACTTCATCAAACGGTCCATCTCTTGTGACATATTTGGGTCTGCGTATCCACCGTTCAATTCTTCTGCCATCCGCATGAATGCTACTCTCTGGCCCTGCATCTCGATAATTGCGGTTAATAAACCCTTCAACTGTTCTTTAGTTTTTACCTCTATTGGTAGGTTATACGCACACGAATTATCTGGCTTAAACGCTGGGCAATTTGCGGCTACGAAACAGGTGTTACACTGCCTTAAACTTGTCATATTTGACTGAACTACCGGAACTTCTACCAGTACGTCTCGACCATCAATATTATCTATTACGGTCTTTAATTCATACCCTAATCCAGGCATCAATTGCATCTCTTGTGGGTCTCTTTGCACTACTTCTGTGCGTTCAACTTTCCGCATTTCACTACCACTGTTATCAGAAGGTACCCCCCCTAATTCCATCAAACCACTGTATAGGGTGTCATCACTGTTATCAGATACTTTATTGTTTTTGTTATTATTCATTGTCTTCTCTAACTGTAAAAATGACCAAACTGCAACTTTAGTTGCTTCCAGAGTATCGTCTTCTACGAACTTTGTAAAATCTAATCCTGCCTTCTCCAACACCATTTTGTATCTCGGCCTGGCTTGGGCCTTCATCCGTTTTGGGTATCGTACCAACTTATTAGAATCCCATACAATGGTCTCCCCGCGTCTCATTGGCGAAATCCACGATAGTGTGCTTGCTGTTGCAAACGGAATTTGACGTAGGTTATCTGGTTTTGCTGTTGCTAATGCGTGAAATTGCACTGGGTTATGTGCTGTTAGGTTCCTCACGATGGCCGCCAGGGACGTCACAGAATCGATTACATCGCCCGGTATGGCCACGTTATTATATTGTTGACCCCATACCTGTAATAAAGGAATACCGTACGCCTCGTGCCATACAACCCACATTTTAGGGTCATTCTGGAACGCTGCACGCTGCTGATTTACCCACGGTAATCCTAATACCTGTGAATCAAACTCAACCCAACCTTCAATACGGTCATAATTTAACGCAATAAACTCTTCATAATCTGCTGCGTATTCTTCCAGCTCTTCCCTGGACAGGTTTGCTTTGTCTGCTTGAATGGCTCCTGAATCTACCCATACTTTCATATTAGGTAGGAAATGCTCGCCAATTAGGTATGCCTTAGTTTTTGGCAACCCGCGCTTTCTCAACCCCCAGTAACTCAGCATAACGTTTTGTACACCAGCTTTTTCCAGGAGGGTTCTGTTGGAGGGAATCTCCACCCCACTAAATATAATCATTCGAATTTGACGCCTTCTGTGCGAGTTAACCGGGCATCCTTGGTACGTAATTCGTTTTGCTTTTTTACGGCTGCCTCAATATCGTTCCAGGCCCGTACCTTTCTAGGTGCATCAGGGCGAAACTCTGGGCGAGTATATGATGGGATACCAAACAATAGGGACGGGATACCCAAATCAAATGATATTGCCCACAACTTTGGGTTTGCTGTTATAAACATTTCTACTGAACCACTGGCTCTTGCCATCTTGAGCTGACGTTGTTTCAAATCCTCGTCAACTAGCCCAATGGATGAGTCGATGAGGTTATCATAATCAAATATCTTATTGATATTAACCCATTGGTTAGCCTCGGCAGCATTCATCTCGGTGATAAATGTAATCTTATTCCAGGCGCTGAGGGCTCCCACCATTTGGATTCCCGCGAGAATTGGCTCATCATGTTTGTGGCCTCTTAATACACCATCTAATTCAACAACTATATGCATCAGTCTTCCTTGTAATTTTCTCCATAACAATCACATTTACACTGGTCTTCTACGCAAATACCTGCGTATAGTTCATGCCTGCATAAATGACACGTATCTGTTAATGACACTATTTAATCCTATATATTGCTGCTCTACGAATCAGCGTATCTGCATCCGGTAATTCTACGCCGTATGATGCTCTAGCACCTGTCCTGCTATTATCAATTAAATACTTTTTTATTGACTTTAATTGCTGAACTGTCCCATTACGCTTACCTGCTTGCCAACGGTAATTGTGGAAATCAGAATAGCCTTCGCCAACGTCTGAGAATGCTTGGCTTCTATTATTATGAATCTCGTCAAATAATGCGCCACCCTGAGCTGCTGCGCTATCTAGTCTAACCTCAGCATTTCTCCGTGCTGGCATCGCACTTGCCCACCTTAAATCTTGTAAGGCTGTCTCAAATCTTGTACTAATATTCTTAGTTTTACTTGTATCAGTATCTGCAACTGCGTCCCACTCCGGAACTGTTGGAGGTGCTGCGTTAGGGTCTGGCACAACTGACCACTCGTCATACATCAAATCATATGCTGCGTATGGTCTTATGCTTTTAATATCATCGGTTGCTAACGCATAAAATGTTAGCTCATACCCATTCCAGTTTTCTGTTTTCTTCTGGAGGTTATCGTGAAACTCTTCGTTTAATTGGTCACTAATCTCTTTATTAGTTAGGCCGCTGAACTCTGGGTTAGCCTTCTTAAATCTAATAAAATCAATGCCAATTAAACAATCTAAATCTGCTGGCTCACGTGCTGCCTGCCATTGGTAAGAAACCCCTGACCCTGCTAACCAAGGATGGGCCCACATCTCACTGTGACGGTAACTCTCACCTAAAAAATCTTTGATAAGTGACGTAATACCATTACGAATAGATGCTTTTAGGACCCTTCCCTGGAATAGCTTTGGGTCAAGGGTATCTGCAGGTTTGCTGAAATACGAGGTGGCGTTAGTCATACACCTAGTTTATGCGGTTGGCTCAGTGCTTTCTGCCTGAATGCCGCGTTCTGCTAACTTTTCTTTAATGACTTCTGGTACGCTCTGAACCTGTGGGTTTAGTGCCTCAACAATGCGACTGACCAACAACTGCTGTTCAATCTCTTTTACAATCTGCTGAGAAATACCAAACACATCACCTGTGTTAGCGATACGGTTTGCCTCTACTGGTGTGGTTAGGTCTTCCAGCTTTACTGCGAATGTTCCATCAGTGTGGGCTAGTACCAAGAATGCTACATCTACTTGCTTTTCCATGTTATTTTCCTTATTTAATATAGGCCAAGAATTTGGCGTTTACGTTCTAACACTTTACCATGGTACGGGCAGAAATGGCAAGTGTAGACTTGTGGACCTTCCAGGTGTTCTGGCTTAGGCATACCTAGTTCTTTACGTTCTACCGCTGTGTCTGGTAGCAAACGCTTCTTAGGTGTTTCATAATCGTCACAATTGGCTGTGACTTTATTATGAGCAATCCAACATGTCATTGCCTCATCAGCAAATGTCATCTTGGTTTCATAAAATGTTTTGTTAGGGTCTAACTCATCTAGACCTTTTGAACCACCCTGAGCTAACTGGTCAAGGACGGCTTTCTTCTGTTCTGGGTTAACCCAGGTCTTTACCGGAACCTTAAACAGTTTACCTACGTGTGGCTCACCGGATGGAAACTTATGCTTCTCTAGTGAAATCTCTAATAGGTAATCAAAATTGGATGGGCCTTCAAAATCTGGCAGCTCTTCCCATGACTCACATACTAAACAACGTAGTAAACGAATGACTGGGCCATCGATAGGCTTTGACCCGATTGTTGGTTTAAATTCTTGCATTGATACTCCTTATATACCCATCATAGTATAAACCCCTCCCAAATGGAAGGGGTTTAACTAATTAAATTTAAAATTTAGTTATCTGCTACGCGGGCTTTTTCCTGTGACCTTTTTATAGGCTTTAGCGTTTCCAAATTTTGTTGACTTCTCAGCTACGTCTGTAGCTCTATTTAGTTTATTTTGGCCTTTAGTCATAGCCTCAGCGGTCTTCATGTATCTCTTGTTAGAAGAAACTTCATCTTTTGCATTTTTGGTAACTCTCTTTGTGACCACCTTAAGACCCTTAGAGGCAGCTCTTGCTTGGCCTCTTGAGCTAACTCCAGCTTCTTTAGTTCCGCTTGTGGCTTTACCAACACGGACGTTTGCACGCTGAGTCGCGCCTGGGTCAGGAAAGTTGAAAGGGCTTTTAGCACGTTCAACATTTGCACGTGCAGTTACTGCGCGCTTTAGCTCACTCTTAGCGAGCTTTTTTTCACGACTTTCCTGGGTTTACTTTTTGGTCATCCGGGTATTCGGATGTAATAAATCCGTAACCATAGAATGGGTGTAGACTCTGACGATTGTCCATAGTCTTTTCATTGCCCATTGTATCACCAATCTCGGTGTCAGGGCGAACCTTACGGTACTTACCGTCTGTAGTGCCTTCGGTAAGGCTTACGTTCATTGAACGGCTGCTGTTTACTGCCATGTTAGTTTCCTTTATTAGCTTCTTGAACAAAATTGTCTAGGTGTTCTTGTGGAACTCCTAGGGTAGTATCCATTACATCTGAGTATACTCCAGGAGAGTTCTCGGAGGCTGCCTCAAGTTTACCGTGAACATCTTTTCCTAGATTAAATATAGCATGTCCTACACCTGTTAGGGCATCTACTCCAGACTTCAAATGATGGACAACTTCTGCAAGATTTCCACCGCTCTTATGTAAGTTTAATGCCTTTTCCGTATGGGAAACGCCTAAATTTGCCTGGTCTATAATTTCTTTTGGAACTGGGCGGGCTACTTCAGTTGCATCTTTAACGTTATTAGCAATTCGCATAATATTCTTTAGGTGAGTCATGGATGATGGTGCGCCAGTTTCACGGTTATATCTAGCCATCATCTGTTTAGATAAATTTTCCTCAGGCATTTCCATGGTTATACTTCACCTAGTTTTTTGATTTCGTTTTCGGTAGCACCTTCAACGGTGTAACCTTTAAACTGGGGTCCTAGTTTTTCTGGTTTAGCTGTTGCGTCAACCTCTTCCATTCCACTAGCAGCTGAGTCTCCTCTTGCGCCTTTACGAATAAGTTTTCTTACGTCTAGGCTAGACACTTCTGGCTTATCGGTAGAGTCTAGGAGGCCTGGTAATAGGTCAGCTGCGGTTAGCTTTCCTTTACGGGCTTTCTTTTGAACCTTTTTACGTGGAGGAATTGGGACAACACCAATACCAGGGACAACTGCTGACTGTCCACTTGATGAAACCAGTGGAGCACTTCCTTTGTTACCTAGTGGCAAGATACCGCGAACGTTGCTTCCGCTTGTGACCATTGGAAGAAGTTCTTCTGGGACTCCGTAACTTCTTCCTTTTTCTCTGGCTGCTTCGTCTTCAGCGTTTGCTGCAGCAAATCTTGACTGGTCTTCGGTTTTTAAGGATTCTCCAAGGCGTCGTTGTACTTCTGCTAGGCTTGCGCTAGTAGCGTCACCACGAACGGGTTGCTTAGCAACTTCTTGCTCTTGCTTATAGAACCCTGCTTCATCTTCAGGAACTTTGAAGGTAGGTCCATAGGCATACTGATTAAGTGCAGCATCAGCAAAAACAGCCCCACGACTTCTTGCCTTTTTATAATCTAATGGGTTACCTTTTTTATCCCTTAGTTGAACTACGTTAGGCTCATTAGGATTTGGGTTAATTCCGGATGTTGCCATAAATCTGTTAAATAGCTTTTTACGGTCAGGTAGTTCTGGGTGAGGTAGCTCTGGATAAGGAAGCTCTTCTCCAGATGGTAGTGCTTCTTCTGGCTTTACAGCAGCTTGAATACCTGTGTTTACTGGTGCGTCGCCTTCTCTACCCTTAATAGTTCCCGTATTAAACAACGCTAGTTTAAGAGCTTGAGTGCTTCTATCAATTGCTCCTGCGTGGTATGCTACTAGCGCAGATTTAAGTGCTGGGATTTTATTTTGAGCATCTTTGGCGTTTTCGTTTGTAATTCCTAACGCCTTGTTTTCTTTTAGAAGCTTACGCTTACGTGTTGTTTTAATTCCTTCTGATTCTAGCTCATCTTTATTTGCAGCAATTCTTTCATTATTATCAGAAATATCGGAAGATTTAGTTAGTTCTGTCATAGCGTCACCAGGGTGAGCGGCAAGGAAACCGGATGCTCGCTCAATAGTTTGTGTTGGCACAGGGTTGTCGTCTAGAGTTCTGTCTGCCCAGTCGCTTGTAGTCATAAGAGAATCTGCAGAAACACCTGGGTTAGGTCCTCCGACGTTTCCATAGCGGTGACTTCTCTCGCCAACTTCTCCGAGAAGTTCTTGTTCTGTAGGAAGTCTTAGTGCAGCTGCTGATGAGCCACTCTTTATTACGGCACCACGCTGAGCGTCAGCGTTTAAATCTCTCATAGTAGTGTGGTGGGTAATTGAGTCAATGTGACCCTGCAATGCTCCCGCTGTAGCAGTATCTCCGGATGCATTGGCTTTATCGATAGCCTCTTTAGCTCTGGACATTAGACTGTCAGCTGGTAAATCTGTGGTCTTATCTACTGAAACGTTTCGTCCCGCAATGTCCCTAGCAACTTTTTCAGCAACAGGCATTTCTGCAAGCACTGGAGTAACAGGGTATTGTTGTCTTAATGTGCTCACCTTGGCTGCTTCATACGCATTACCAGTTCGTACTGCGGCGTTGCGTTCTAGCGCAGGTTTAATAAAGTCCATGTTAGCGTTTTGTGCAGCTTCATTAGCTACAAGTTTTTCGCCAAAAATTCTGTGAAATGCAGACAAGGCAAGTGTACGCTGAATAGTTGCGTGAACTTTTTTAGCAGCAGCTAATACCTGAGGTGCTTTTCCTCTTCTATCAAACATAGATTTAATATCAGCTGCTCTTGATGCGCCAATTTCTGGCTCGCCCATTGCAGATAAGAAATCAGGAGTGTTGATTCTCTTAGACTCATCTCTTTGTGCAGTTGCTAACGCCATACCTTCTGGCTGTTTTCTATCTGGGTTTTGGAATTTGTGACCAACGTCAATAGTATTTGCGTATTCTGCTGATGTATCATCAATCTTTTTTTGAAGAGAGCCATCAACATCAAATGGTTCTGGTGCAGTTAAGTCCTTGTTTTGTCTTGCTGCTGCTTGACCTTGAATGCTAATAGTGGTTAAGTGAGCAGATGCTTGCTTTAAAAGCTCAGCAGCACGTCTTGTAAAGTTAATTGAACCTTTAGGAATAATTGGAGCAACAGAGATTAACCCTTTAGCATCAGTGCCCGCTTGTGCTGCTTTTCTAATTTCAGTTAAACCAACACCATCAACTGGCTTGTTGTCCATGTTTGGATGAGCATCAAGATAATCTACGCCGTAGTGTCCTCGCATGTGCTCAATGCTTGCTTGAGCTATGTGGTGGTCTGCCAAATCAAGGATAGAGTGTAATCTATCGTACATTGGACTGGCTTTTCCGTTTTCAGTGATAGGAACTTGACGACGTAATTCTTCAACTTTGGTTGCAAGGTCTGCGCTTATATTAGTAAGTTCTGCGTGACCAATAATGGCTTGGTCTCTGTAACTAACTTTTTTCTTTGGGTTTAAAAACCCTTTTCTACCTAAATTGGCAGCAGCAGTTACAAGTCTTCTTGACTTACTTTCCTCAACCATAGGGTCAGCAGGCATAGCTTCACGTTCTTCTCGAAGCGAATCTGTTTCTCCACTACCAACCGTAGCATTCCCAAGTTGTTCCTCAGAAATTGATGGGGATGAGTTGCTTGTTTTACCCCATAGAGAGCTAAAGTCTGGGAGGGTAACCGATTTTTTAGGAACAGCAGTAGTCGATTCTGCAGGTGCAGCTTCTTCGGGGTTACCGCCAATAGGTCTTTTACCAGCCATTATGCTAGCCTTCCTTTAATACGTAGTTCATTGCGCTTTTCCAGACACTCTGGGCATACGCCTTTTCCATATAAAAATTCTACAGGATTCATCATTGTTTTACATGATGGACAAGGTCTTGACCCATTCTTGATAATATCATAGGCCTGAAGTTCCATCATTTCGCCGCCGTCGCCATCAGATGACATTAGTTTCCTCTTTTCGGGGTAGTCCCAGGCATTGTTGCGTTTACTTTTCCTGGTTTTCTAGGTAATCTAACTTTGTTTGAAGGGTCCCTAGGGGTTCTAGCGTGTGGTTTAGCTTTAATGTCTGTCATTTTTTCTAAGTTTGTTTTAGCTTTAGGCCTCTCCTTTTTAGGAGGTTTCTTAGATACTGGTGCAGGTGTTGATAAAACTGTTTCTGAAACTGGTTTGTGTTCTATTTTTATTACTTTTATCTGTGTGCCTCTAATAGAATCACTGCTAAGTGATGCTTTTTTTAGCTTATTTGCAACGTTTAATGCCGAGGTGTTGCTTGTGTGTTCACTATGAAAACTCCAACTTTTAGATGAAGGAGTTTTTATATGAACCTCGTATACGTGAACTGCCATTACTACTCACCAGATTCAGCTTGGGTTTGAGCTCTCTTAAGACCAGCTGGACCTAAAATGTTTCTGTGTTCTAGGGTAGGCCTGTGTCCTGATTTAAAGGCCGCTACTGCACTAATGTGTGCGGCAGCTTTTCTTTCAACAACGCCTATAATTTTCTCTGCGTCAGGGTGAGCCTTAATAAAATTGGTGCTTGCTAATGGAACAGCATTTCCTGCAATAAGGGACTCAAACGCAACGCTAGCGTGGTGTTGAACTAGCCTCTTTGATTCCCTGTCAACATTTGCGCCTTCCATTGCAGCGGCTCTGGCTCCTCTAGCAATGGTTCCTGCTTCTGAGGTATCTACAAACTTAGCTGCAGGATTTACAGTAGCCTTTTTTTGGCTTTCTTCAGAATACTGGCCCATAGTTAGTTTGTCTTTTAATTCATCATTTCTACCATCATCTGTTGAAAGTATGTCTTCAACGGAATCTGGGCCGGCGTTTCTAAGTTTATCTTTTAGAATGTTCTTTTTATTCAATGAAGCTTTTGCTGACCTAAACCTAGTCATTACTGGATGCTTTTCACCATAGGTTTTTTTAATATAAGTTTCACCTTCTTTAGTCAAAGGTATTTGTTCACGCTCTCTGGAATCTTTTGCAGCATAAGGGGTAAAATCTTTAGTACTGTCTGTAAGACCAAGTCCTGGCTTTTCTCCCCAGATGTGGCCAGGCTTAGATAGTTCTTCGGTTTCTGGGTGTGGGTCGCGGTATTCATCAGGAGATATAGTTTTACTAGGCTCTTGCAGTTTACCTATTGACTTATCTAAAACTGTAAGTTGGGAGGCTGGTACTGGTGAAGATATACCTAATGGCTTTAAAATACTATTAATAGATTTATTAACTCCCATAATTTCTTTGTGGGCTGCCTTTAGCGCTGGGTGGTTTACTGAAGGAGAATCAGATGCAAAGGTTGTACCACCTTTTTTTAATTTCCAAAGATTTGCCTGAGCTTTAACAAGTTTGTTATTAACGTTTAATTGGTAGTCTAGGTTCTTACCTAGAGTTCCTCCACCATTCATAACTGCATCTCTTGCAGCACGGAGTTCGTGAGCATTGCTAATACCTTCTGGTATTCCTACAAACTTACGGAGTTTAGCAGCCATATCGCGTTGTTTCTGAGCTTCAGGATGGCCTGCTTTAATTTTTTCAATTGCTTTAGCGGCCTCGTCGTGAGCATCTGCTTTGCTAAGAATTGTTTCAGGAAGTTTACTTAAGAAACCTTTAATTGCATCGTGAGTTTGAGTTATGTGGTCATAGGATTCGTTTGCATCGAGACCAAGAGGCTCTGCGCCTTGTCTAACTTGCTTTGCCGCACTGTCCCAGTCTTCGTCTTTGGTTACTCCGTTTAATCTTGTGTCACCTAAAACTTCTTTAATCCTGTTTTCAGTATCTTCATCTCTTGCTGCAGAGCGGTCAACAACCATACGGCCATTGCTAAAAATCTTTGGGGTACCAGATAGCCCGCCACCTTTTGCAGCAGCTGAGTAGTCTTCACCTTCAGGAATTACAGCAGGAACAACATCTGGACTACCCATCTGTGGTTTTGTGGTTTCTTCTTCTGGCAGCTCTACTGCAGGAATACCAAACTCAAGTTTAAGTTTAGAGGTTCTTTTTCCTCGATATGGACGGTTAGCCATTAGTTAGCTCCTAAATCGTTTCTACTGCTGCCAGAGTATCCTGCTGGTGAACCTGAATACCACGAAACTCTTGGGTCCGTGTACACGCGGTCTACTGAAACCACATCTTCAATACCTGGTTGAAGTCGTGGATTACCATAGCCAAAAAGCTCTGGAAACAGCCGGATTTGCGGGAGAGGTGGGCGAACTAGTTGCTGAAGCTGTGCTCCAGGCAACGTTGCTGCCAACAACGCCTGCTGTGTAAGACGTTCCATATTGGACGCCCATGGTCCATTATAAGACCATTTAGGGGTTCCAGAGTTGCCATACGCAGAATATCCTGAATCACCTGGGCCTGCCCAAGGTTTTGTATAATCGTAACGTCCATCAAATTGTGACATTATCGCCACGCAGGTTTCAAGTAGTTTAATGCGTTTGCACGTTGCGCATCAAAAGCAGTTGGTTGGTCAGCAACAGTATTAGCCTTACCATCATTAACTAAATGAGGTGCTGGCATCAATTGCATTTGTGGAGAGAATCTAGGGGTTAGACTTCCTCGTTGTCCACGCATCTGTCTTTTGATGCCCATCATGTCATTGAACTCTGGTGTCCAAAAGTATGCTGAGCCTTCAATACGTTCACCTTTGTGAACACCACGTTGGTAAGACTTTTGTCCTACACGGTTTTTAATAGAATCTAGGAGTCGGTCTTCACGTCTTGAACGAATTGTACCTAAGTAACCATCTGGATATTCTGCGGAAGGAACACGGCCTGTACCAATACGAATAGCGTCAAGCTCACCACGTGCAACAGGGCCACCGTAGCCACCTTGGTTGTTATAACCGCTAAACCCATTACCACCAATAGATTGCCAGTTTTGGTTAGCACTAAAGTTATTTACTGTACCCGCCATTAGTCATCTCTCTTATTAAGAACCCAGTCAGAACCTGGGTCAGAATGAGGCCCTTCAAAAGGGGTATCGTCTTGAGGAAAAAATGTTCCTTGACCCTGAACAGGGTTACGGAAGTTACCAAACATAGCAGCTTTGCGACCTAAGTTACCTTTATAGGCAGGCATGACATCTGGAGAGGATATTGGTGCTACGTTAGCCTGAGCAAGAGAATTAACGTCATGACCTATACCATAATCGGTAGATAAAGGAATTCCGGTATTACCACTGCTCATTAAGTCTGATGGACTTTGTGCCATTTTGACTCCTAGTAGCTAGATGCGCCCTGGATGCCTGATTCAAAGTTAGGGTTTTCACGACCTGAAATTGACGGAACAATACGAGCTGATTGCATAGTAGGACCAGCTGCTGGGTCAATTGTTGGAGTGTAAGAAGCACTAACTCGGTATGAAGCACCAAGCTTTTCGTTGTAAGGAATGTTGGTCTTGTTGACTTTTGTTCCCATACCAGTTGGGTCACCTGCTTGTAGGTTCTTCTTAGGTACTGGAGTTCCAGTTAATGCTGGGGCTGCGCTTACACTATAAGCATCCATTCCCATAGTTGCTCTTGCGCTACCTGCTGAGGCTGCGTCTGTCATTGCTTCATCGTGAGTTTGGTGATTGCGAGTCATGCTTTTTCCTGCCGCTTCTGTATAGCTTGATTTGGTATTTCCGGCACGACGTCTAACGCCGTGACCTACACTGTAACTAGTTGCCATGATGGCTCCTTCATCTCTATATAAGAGTAAACCTTTTTTATGATGCAGTAACGGCAAACACAATCGCACTTATATCGCCATCGCGAGATTGGATTGTGGTAAAGCCAGGTCTGCAACTTAGTACCATGCCGCGTGGGGCTACGTAACCGCTAGCAATAGCGATAGCCTTAACAGCTTGATTTACCGCTCCTGCACCTACAGCTCGAACCTGAACGGCTCGTTTTTCATAGATAGCATGTGCGATGGCTGATGCAACGGATTGTGGATTAGACCCAGCAGAAACACGAAGAAAGGGTTCTTCGGTCGATAATGGGATTACGACTTCTTCACTCATTTGTAGTCCTTTAATATACGAGTTATATGCCGTCCTCTTATTAAAGAATAGAGTAATTATTGAATAAAATCTCTGTATTTAGGGTCTTTTATTTTTTCTTGAGTTTCACGCTCAATAGCACTAATTGCTGACCCAGAGGCCAATCTAGCTAGAGCATACGCATCTGCGGCGTTATCATCATTAAATTCTACTCCCCAACGCTTATACATCTGGAGGAGCATTTCTTGTTTTTTAGCAGTTCCCTTGCCTGTAGCATACTTTTTCAGAGTCATTGGGGGTATCTGTAAAGGAACTATATCTTTATCCCACAGGGCTAGCTTGACTGTTGCTGATAGCTCACCTAATACTAAAGCGGCTTGGGAGGCTAAAACAGTGCCTTCCATAGCAACGTCTTTAACATTCCAACGGTTTATAGCAATTTCAAACCATTGCTGGTTTAGCCATGCCTGTATATCAGCTAAACGCTGAACACCTCGGTACTCGGATTTTGCAACCCAAGTCATATGAAGATTAGGAAATTCAACAGAAACCACTGAGAGAGCGAACCCTGTTAGTGATTGGTCTATGCCTATTGTTACTTCTTGGCTGCCTATTTTGAGGCCTCCATCGAATTCCTTAATCTTCATTGTATACCTAGTCGGTAGACTTCCACATCTTTAAATACTTCATCAGACCTTTCATAGACACTAACAATCCTAGGCTGGCGGCAGAGTGTGCGTTAGAAATAGGCTGTGAGCTTTTTGGGGGCTCTACAATATCAATATACTTGCGTAGTGCCTCTGTCTTAATTAGGAGGACAGCGTTGCCGTCAGGAGATGCCTGGGCCCACCATTTAGACTCTGTGCCATTGATACCTGAAGGAACTGCGTCCTCTACTTTGCCATTACGATACTTATGAGTTTCCACATAGATATTTCCAGTCTCGTTAGTGCGGTAATCAGTTTTGACCTCAATAGTAATATTAGTGTCTTTGCTGTCCTCAAACAACAAATCAAGAAGCTGTTCTCCAACTTCTCCACGTTCCATATCACGGTCAAAGCGTGGTTCAAATCCTGTTGCTTTCATTTCCAAATCCTATCTATAAATACGATAACTGCTATACTAATTGCAAAGAGTATTACTACACTCATTAGTTGTCTGGCCACTCTCCATCAAGAACTAACATTGCGATAATAGCATAGTTTGCCATATCTAGAAAAGAGTCTTTTAGGCTTTCATTCTCTGGTGTAGCTCCCGTGTCAATCAAATGGTTGATACGAGCAAACTTATCCCACATACGAACACGTAGGCCATTTAAAGGACCTCCTGGGCTCTGTGAGATGTTCTTTGGCCCATAATCTTTGTGCTTTGTTAGCAGCACGTGTTTTGCATGTTGAAATTTCTGTTGAATTGCTTCTTCAAATGTTCCGTTTGGATTTCCATTACGAATCATCTCTTTAATAGTATCTGGAAGGTCTTTAATCTCACCAAGCTCGGCTTCTTCGGTGTGGATATCTGTGTATAGTTCTTTCATCTGTCCCATTATAAGTTTCTCCTATAGTCGTTAGAACGGCGTGTAATTTCACGGCTGACTAGTGATAAGTCACGCTCGTGGTTTGTAAGTAGCATTTCAACTAACTTACGATAAGCATACTTCTCTTCATAATCGTTGTCAAGTTGCACAATCTCCGGGTTAATAGAGACCTCTGCTTTGATAGCTGTAATGCGTTCGCCCTTTGCCTGAGAACCAACACGCTTAATTAGCATAGTAGTTTCAGTAAAGTCTTTCTTTTTAAGAGCGGCACGTTCCTCTAGCTGAGCCATAGTTAACTGTGAAGCAATATAATCAGTCCAAGCAGTTAAACGGGTAAACAACTCACCTAAATCCTCAGAACCAAGGGCCGTAATGTCTGTGGGAATACGAACTTGCTCACCTTCTGGTTTATAAAAGGTAAGCCCCCAGTCTTTAAACTTTTCTAGGGCTGACATTAGTCCTCCTTGTAAGGGTCACACTGCTTACATGTTCCACCAGGAGTGTTGTTACAATCTGGTGCAACTCCTGCGTCAACAGCATCTACAACAAACTTAGCACCATCAAATACGTGGCGTACAAGTTCATAATCAGCTTTAACTGTGAACTCCTTGTAAGACTGGTTGGCCTTTAATTCATAAAGGAACACAATCTCATTTACAGGGGTACCCATACGCTTTAAAAGCTCTAGGTAAACCTGGCCCTGCATAATGTGAGAGCTGAATGGGCGATTAACATTCTTCCATGCTTCCATGAAGTCTCCGTTGGCATCATACATAAGCCCAGGAGATTCGGAACGAATGGTGCCTGGACCAACAGATTTAATTTCAATTAGACAGTCATCTCCAATTCCTTTAATCCAACCATCGGTATGACCAGCAATACGAAGCTCATTGTCGACTAAGGTTACTTCACGATATTCAAAAGTATCCTTGCCACATTGTGGGCAAAGGGTTGTTCCAATATCAAATATTGAAAAGTCACAGGAAGTGCAAGTAAAGCGCCCGTATAGTACGCCCATTTCTTGGAAATAACGTTGCCATTTAGCATGGATTGCATGACCCTCATCAAAGATACTCTGTAGTTGCAGGGCTGGCTTATCAGCAATCTTAGTGCGTCCTTGTAAAAGGAAGTAAGATGCCCGTTTGCACCAATCTTTTTTAATAATTTCAGATGGGTGTAGAACAGTAGTACTACGGTCTCCAACTGGGCGTTGCAGCAAATGACGCTCTACGTCACCTATTAAACGATACGGTTTCTTCTTAGCATCTAGAAACTTCTGTAGTTCTGATTTAGTTACTGCCATTTTATTTCTCCTTCTTATCTAACTGAAAGATAAATTCTTTCAGAGTCATAGTACTTTTATACTTCTTTTGCCACTTACGCACAAGTGCGTTTCGTTCACGGTGTGATAGGCCGCCCCAAATACCGTGTTGTTCATCTGATTCTACTGCCTGCCACAGACATTTTACTCTAATTGGACATGGGTCTTTTCCACCCACACCAAAGCAATACTCTTTTGCTTGAGCAGCAACTTGCTTATAAGTATCTTTGTTTCGGTTAGGAAAGAATATATCAGGGTCTTCTATTCCGGAACAACGAGCCTGTTCAAGCAGGTCTTCATCATAGTAGAAATTCAAAATTTATTCCACATTTCTAAGAAGTCTGTCTCAAGAAGAATAACGTAGTCTTCTCCATCCAAATGAATTCCAAAGACAGGTAGTCTACCGTCCATAATAGCTTCATTAGTAATTTTCTTCAATTCTGCTGAGCTTATGGTTTTAGTTTTTTTGCCAGTCCATTTGTGCTCAATTAGAAGGTCGTTATTACGAACGTCTCCTTTACGAGACCAGAACGCTCCAGAAGCAGCAGTAGTACTACCACCAACTGCTTTGGCAATTCTTTTTTCGTGTTTTTGAGATTGTTTTTGACCTTCTGATTTAGCCATTAATTACTGCTTAAACTTTGAGGTTTTTGACGGCCAGTCTGGGTGAGTTAGCACTTCACTAATTTCATAAAGAAACGCTGCGTCATAATCGTTGTCAAACTTTTTTAAGTCTTCTGCAACTGCACGAATATACGTAACAATCTTTAAGCGTTCATTATCACGAATTTGTTGCTCAGTCATTATTTGCTCCTACAAAGCTAGTTGGGGTCTTCAGGACCTTATCCCGAAGTTCTTCATATAAGTCTACATCCTCACGTAGGGAATTCACAAATGCTTCTTGTCCATTCCACTTACGCTCACCGTAGTAAATCCAACCACCACGGCGGTCGACTATTTCCTTAACAATTGACATGGCAACAACTTCTTTAGCTGTGTCATATTCTCCGGCTAGATAGATGCTGTGGTCTGAAAAGTAGTAATCGATATATGCAATTTGTTGTGGTGGAGCTGTTTTATTTTTTATGACGCGAATTTTGATACGTTGTCCCACACGAACTTTGTTGGTTCCAGTACCTGCTTCAATCCATTCATCACGACGAACTTCAGCACGAGTAAAAAACGCGTAGTTTTTACCTTCCCCGCCTGGAGTAGTGCGTGGGTCTCCATGCATTACTCCAATCTTCATACGGTACTGGTTAATAACAATACCTAGAATAGGGCGTTCATCTTCTACTAAAGAACGCTTCATAGCAGCTCCAGCCTTGCGGAAGAACTTGTTAGTGATAAGGGCTCCACGACCTACGGTCATTTCGTCCATGTTCTTTTCGTTTTCTGGGCCAGGTACTAAGGCAGGAAGACTGTCAATAACAATAGCATCGACTGACTTTGATTCAGCAAAAGCCAGAACTGCGTCATAGGCTTCTTCCATAATATTAGTTTCAATAACAATAACACGGCTTGCATCTACTCCACACATTTCTGCGTACTCGGGTACCCATTGTTCTGCGGCAACCCATACTGTAATGTATTCTGGGTCAAGCGCTTGGTTAGCCGCGATTGTCTTAAGAGCAATAGCTGTTTTCCCGTGGCTTGCTTCACCAATAAGTTCATTCCATTGATTAGCTGGGAACCCACCACCAAGGACATAGTCAAAAGTGGTAGAACCAGTAGTAACACGACTAATAAGGTCTGCACGAATATTTGCTCCTATAACTACAGTGTTTTCTCCGAATTTTTTATTAAGTTGAGCAAGCACCTTTAGCGCATCTGGATTAATCACGGACTGCCTCCAATACATCATACAATGCGATGAAGGATGCTCCGCCATTGTTGACCCACCAGCCAACCTTGCCGTCATAGCTATCTAAGATTCCTTGTTCTAAAAGGACCTCTGCAACTTTAGCCCTAATATCTAAATACGTTTTATCTTTAATTAGTTGTACCTGTGATTCATCCATTTATTATCCTAACTTTTGTCCATTTGGTCCATAGCCGGCTGGCATGGCACTAAATCCACTTGTTCCGCTGTTTCCTTTTGCATCTTTAGGTGCGCCTTGAACATTTGCACCAGCGAGACCGCCGTAACGCGACCCGGATTGCTCCACGGGATACCCACAGTCGTAGCAACGTGCTTTTGCATTTTGAATAGAAAAGTAATTGCCCGACCCGCAGTCAGGACAAGAAGCAGTCTGGTTAGCAGATTGCGCTTTAGTTGTTTGCGGTTGTTGAAATGCAGGCATCGGTTGCATTGGCTGTTGTGAAGGTGGCATAGAAGGTGTTGGGTCAGGACGTCCTTGAGGAGCCTGTGGTTGTTGGCCTAACTTTTTAGACCACCAATCTGCGTTATTCATTTCTTCTCCTTTGGAAGCTTTACCAAACCTAAGTCTACTAGTTGAGATACTGAGCCCACAAGTGCTGACATTGCGATTTGCTCCATTAACTTACGACTTTCTTGCCACATCTCGTCTGATAGATTCCTTAACTCGGGAGGTATATTTGTTTTTTGAAATTCTATTGAACCTTCAGCTAAAGCATGAGAATGTGCAAAAAGAAGGGGAATTAAATGTGAAATACGGGCAACGCGTTTTTCGCTTTCTTCTTCTTCTCTTTCTGCAAGCTCATCGCTAATTTTTCCACAGCCAAGTATCACACTTAATTCATGTGAGTTTTGTATTTGAGAATCAAGTATAAACTCGCGTAATTTTGCTGAGACATCATTTATTGTCCAGACTTTGTTTTTCTTTTTCTTTCCCATTATTTAGCCTCACCCCACTTGTCAACAATTTTAACGTCTGCGATAAGTGGAACAGTAATCTCCTTAAGTTGTATTCCTTCCATAGAAACGCGAATAGCCTCTGCTACTTCGTCTGCACGGTCTTCTGGTGTAATTGTAACAAGTTCATCATGAACAGTCAATATTACATTTATATCATCTTCATCTATAAAGCATGAATGTGCACGGACAAGAGCTAATTTCATAATATCTGCCGCTGAGCCCTGAATAACTGTGTTAAATGCTTGACGTTCTGCGCGAGCAAGTAGGCCTGGGTCACGTTGAAGCAAATCTGGAATATATCTACGACGACCAAATATAGTCTCTACAAAAGGTACTGGTCCTGAGTGTTTGGCTAGGCGTACTACTTTTCCTTTGTATCTAGGAATAGATGAAAATTTAGCTTCAAAATCACGAAGAAGTTGTTTGGCTTCTGTTACAGAGCAGCCAATAGATGCAGCAATTTTGTCAGGTCCAACACCATACGAAATGGCTAGCACAAGAACCTTACCTGCTTTACGGTCTACTCCCATTGTGTCACCAATTGTTGTGTAGATATCTTTGCCAGTCATATAGTTATCAACCAAAAGAGGGTCATCGCTAAACGATGCAATAACACGAGGTTCAATCTGAGAGTAGTCAGCAACAACTAGCTTATGTCCAGGAGGAGCAACAAATAGGTTGCGGATAAGCTTACCGTAATCCCCAGATGATGGGATGTTCTGCAAATTAGGCTCAGACGAGCTAAACCGGCCCGTCTCGGCCCCGTGAGACTTAAAGTTGGTATGTACACGTCCGTTTATTAAGAGGCTCTTACGCTCGCTAGAGGTCTTTTTACCGTTAGTTTCACGCTCCACTGTTCCACCTGCATAGGGGGTTACATAGGTAGTCATAAGCTTGTTTAAGTCTTGGTACCCTAATAGTGCATCTACAAGGTCGTCCTTGCCACGGTAATACTCAAGTGCATCCGCAGATACGGAATAATGTGCAGAAGTTAGTTGCCCTCCGGCACGTTGAGTTTCAAAGCCTTTTGTAGTTAAAACGTTTTTAAACTTTGTGTTTGGAGTTATGCGAGGTTTTTTACCATCTTCGGCTGTAAACAAAAGCTTCTGTTTGGCTGGGACAGAGTTGATGGCAAATGCCTCCCCCGCAACTTTAAATGCCAAGGCTTTTGCATTTTCTTTATCTTCGCTAATTTGTTCAGCAAGTTCTTCAAGAGTTTTAGTATCAATGTATGCGCCAGTCAACTCCATGTCACATAGAGCACCTAAGACATCCATTTCTAACTTCCAGACTCTGGTAAGTCCACCAGAAATTCTGGGAAGCAAGGTTTTATAAAGTTCCCAAGTTAGCTCGGCATCAATACCAGAATAATTAGCAACAGCAGAAAAACTGTGTAAAGCAACATTCTCACCAACTCCTTTTTCCATTTCAACATGAAGTTCACGTTTTACTGAGTCTTTAAGATTAAGGTTATTTTTATTTAAGTTATTTATAATAAACTGTGCGGTTAGGGTATCAAAGAAAGGTTTAGATGGCACCTTACCACCAAAATATTTTGCAATTGATTTAAGGTCAAATTTAACGTTGTGACCAATCTTTAGTTTGTCTCCAAACATAAGTGGCTGTATTGCTTTAAAAACTTGCCCTGGAGTTAGTTGGGTTGGTGGTTCACTAAATTTAGGAATCCACTTACGTTCATCTTTTGAGTAGTGTGAGTCTAAAAGCTCCTTACCATCTGCTAACCTACGCTGGCCTGCAAGAAGAAGGGGCTTATCGTAATCCTGTAGTTCGCCATTAGGGTGGCCCATTGGTATAACGTCTACACGACCATCAGTCGCAAACGAAATCCAGCAAACATCATTGATGACTGGGTATAAACGGTCATCGCCAATTGTTTCTACGTCAAATGCAAACGCATCGACTTTAGAGTAATACTCTATAAATTCTTGTAACTGTTCAACAGTTGTGATGATGTTCATAATGCCCCTAAAAGTTTAGAAGTGGGGAGCCGAAGTAAGAAAGGGAGAAACAGCCTCCGGCTCCCCACAGTGAGTGAGTTGGTTAGGAAATGAGCTGACGTGCTACTGCTAGCATATCTTCACGTGGGGCGACGTAGATAGCCTCTGGACCGTATGCAACAGCATCGGTAAGAGTAGCCATCAGGTCTTCCGCATCCAACTCCCAGTCTTCTGCAAGGTCAGCTGACTTGACACGGTTAAGCGTGTACTGAGTTTCGCGACCTGTACCGAGACGAGCGATAGCCCAGAAGTGCTTTGACAATGGGCCCAACTTTGGGTCCTCGTTAGCAGCCTGTAGCTGACGGGCGAATGTGATAGGGGCGGTAAGAATCTGAACGCTTGGAACTTCGTCAGTCATTACCATCACGTTAAAAGCGAACTTTGGACGTGGAGTGTCACCAGCAATGGTGCACAGTGGGCATTCATCGCCTAGGCAAATGAATGAACGACGGCCTTCTTTGATTGCGTCAATCCAGTGTAGTTCGTAAACCATGAATGGTTCGTCACTGAGGAAACGCACAAGTTGTGCCTGCTCGCTGAACTTCATGTCTGTAGGATACAGACTCTTCTGTTTTGTAGGCTTTAGAAAAGCAGCTGCTGCTCCCCATCCTGCCTGCACAGTGGTGCCGTGCTTTGGTGTTGCAGTTTCACTGTCTTCTACTAGGTAGTCATCAGCGTTGAACGAAGGCTGTGTAATAGCCATAGTGTATCTTCTTTCGGTCGGAGGCCTTGCGGCTCTCATTTTGTCGGAGGTCTTACGACTCTCGGTTTTCCACCGCGTCTTTCCAGCGATTAATAATAACCTCTGTTAAGTCGTGATGTTGGTTCCATTCTACACGAGCAGAACCAAGAAGTCCACGCCTTGTGAACTCCTCAATGGTAATCTCGATTAGGCTTCTTGTGTAAACACGATTACCTAATACCTTTTTACCATTAAGACTCTTAGAACGCAAGCGGTAGGGAGCAGCAGGGATGTATCCCTTTTTCTCCCATAGACGAATAGTAACAATCTTCTTCTCTAAAGCATCTGCTAGAGCGCTGATTGTAAACAGTTCTGTCTCCACACCTTTTATGCTGCGAAGGAGGGGATTTGCATCCCAGCCATTCGATTCACCCATAATTTTCTTACGGCGCTTTTCAGCAACTGCGGTGGTCGGTTTGCGTAATTTCTTTGAGCCAGGTGCGCGGTCAAGACCCTCGAAAGCTTCGAGGATATCTTTTTCGCTACGCATTCCTGGCATATTTAAATCTTACTTTCTTGTCCAGAGTGCCCATGATATTGCAACAGGGAACATAGTGTCAAGTTGTTCTTCGGTAAGCTTACCGTCATAGTAAGCAGCCATAAGCTTTTCTTCACTTAAGGTTTTTACCATTTCGTAAACTTCTTCTTCAATACCAGCTGCAACGATGATTGTTTCTGCAACATCTTCGTCTAGCTTACGAGAAGACTTACGCATTTTCTCTAAACGAGAAATTCCATCAATTGGGGTTTCTAGGTCAATAAGCCAGTTTCCGTCATTATCTTCGTAACCCTGCTCATCAATCTTCTGAGAGATAAGTTTGTTCAACTCTTTGGTACGAGTTTCCATTAACTTCATACTTGCTTTTAGACGGATATACTCAGCAACCTGGGTTTTAAAATCCTCTGGGTCTGCAAATTCGCGCGGTTCTTCTGGAATTAAATTAGCCATTTTATTCTCCTTTTTGTTTTTCTAGTAAATAGTTTACTAAAAGTTCTACAGTTGTCAAGGACGCCCAGTCCTCATCAGGTATTTCTATCTTAGTCTGTTCCTGGGTGTTTATCAAGATGGTCATTACTGAGATAGAGTCTATATCTAAATCATCAGCTAAAGACTGTTTTAATCCTATTCTAGACTCTGGGTAGTTGGTTTCTTCATGTATGATGTTTAGAACAATTTTAATTAAATCTTCTTTTGAGTGCTCCATTTAACTTCCTTAGATTATCTTATTTGTTATAAACTCTATAAGGCTTCCTACTGTTAAGTCAACTCCACCCTTAGAGTTTATGTTAGCCCCATCTAGAATTGCTCCTGCAACGTTGCCCTTTTGCTTGAGCATATCATACTGACGTTGCTCAATTGAATCTTTTACTAATATATCTTGAATTGTAATTGTTGTCCAGTCGCTGGATGTACGGTTTATTCTACCATTACGTTGTACCGCAAGTCCAGAGCTCCATGGCTGGTCATAGTTTACAAGGAGATTAGCTTGAGGTAAATCCACGCCGTACCCACCAGCATCACTACTAACCAGAACGCGAATTCCAGCTCTAGTCTGGAAGCTGACTTTGGCTTCTTCTTTTTGTTTGGCATTCATCTCTCCTGTGTATTTTACTGCAGTTATTCCTGATTGGGAAAGCTGCTCAACTATTCGGTCAACTGATTCCAGGTAAGAAGAGAATACCACGGCTTTGTAGGAAGAGTCAATATCGAGGTGTTCTTTTATATAACTAATAGCTGAGTCTAGTTTAGGTGTTTTAGAGACCCCATCTAAGATTTCTAGAAGAGAATGTATATAAGAACTGCCTTTACCTGTTTGCTTTTCAAAGTTTGCAGCACTGCTGTGAAGCAGGAATGGGTTAGAACAAAGCATTCGTAGGGCTGAAATTCTAGACATAATTTGCCCCCGCATCTCATTCATTGGGTCACCGGGGTCAAATGCTTGGCCGTAATGAGCTGCCAAATTAAAATTAGAACCAAATAACTCTTTAGCTTCGGTCAATAGGTTTAACAAATCAGTAGCTATATAGTTATAAACTTTTTGAGCACTGCTATCTAACTTAACTAGTAGTGGCTCTCTGTAAACTGCGTCAGGTAGATACGGTTTAACATCATCATCTTTTTGAGATTTTCTGACTGTATGCTTCATTAAAGCGGAGTGAAGAGTGGGGAGATTACGGTATCTTTGAACTCCACCGAAATAGTTCCTAACGATAAATGTTTTATCAAAGATGTCAAACCTGCCAAGAACTTTTGGGTCAACAAATTGCATGATAGAGAATATCTCCTCTGGCTTACCATTTTCAATTGGTGTTCCTGTTAGGGCAAATCTTACCGGGATGTTCTTGGATAAATCTTTAACTTTCTTAGCTCTCTTGGCTCTAAATCCTTTTATAGCCGTTGCCTCATCGCACACTACGGCATCAAAATCAAAAGTTTTAATAATGTCCCAATCATTTAAAACTTGTTCATAATTCATAACCACATAATCATTATTGACTATTTGGCCATACTGTTCTTTTCGTTGTTTAGGAGTTCCGTCTATAACAATAACTGAAGAGTCACTAAATTTAAGAATTTCTTTTTCCCATTGATATTTTAAAGATGCTAAACATAGAACTAGTACAGTTCTAGTCATTCTGCCTTTGCCTCGAAGCTCTTCGATGGCTGCAATGGTCATTGGTGTTTTACCAAGACCCATTTCATAGGCTACTAAGATGCATCTTTGTTCGACCATCTTGGCTACTGCCTCAACTTGATACGGCTTGAGCGTTCCCTTGAACATAGGCTGATTCTCCAAAAAGTGCTGATATGGCGTTTTCCACACCCCAGCGCAATTCTTCATCAGTCATATCGCCAGGGTCTTTGACTCTACTACTACCATAGTTGAAAAAGTGCAAATTTAAACTGTATTTAATACCAAATTCTAAGAGGACTTTTGAGGCTTTTTGACCGGCTTTGTCGTTGTCAAAGGCAGCGATGATTTTTCCTGAGGAGCGGAGGAGTTTGACTTGTTCTTCTGACGGGGATGAGCCGCAGATAGCAACCGCTCCACAAATACCAGCAGCGGATAGGCGGAGGCAATCAAGAGGAGATTCAACAACAACAACCACATCTTCGTTTTGATTCCTAACTCCAAATAATGTCCTGGATTTTTGTAACCCTGCTGGGCGATTTTTAAATGTACGGTCTACTGTTCCTTTTTCTTGCCATCCCATTAATTTCTTTGAGGTTGGTTCACGTAAAGGTAGAATCCATGTCTGTGACTTAGTGTCCCATAGAACACCGTACTCAGCTGCATCTTCAGCGGTAATACTGCGAGAATCTAGAGCCTTTTGCGGAGGGGCAACAAACACTGCTAGACGAGCCTCAGACATCTCCAAGGGTTTAGCGTACTCATTTATATAAGATGGCATAGCCATCAAAGCAGCCTGCAGGTCTTCTATAGAGATTTCTGCGGCGTTTGCTAGCCAAGATTCAGCGGCACGGTAGTCGTACTTGTCATTAAAGTAGAACCCTTTAATGTCACATATTAATTGTAAAAGATTTCCCTTATATCCGCAGGAGAAACAAGTATGTAGTCCGGTCTCAAGATTAATCCACCAAGATGGGTTGTTATCTTCTTTACCTGTGCGCTCATAGTGAGTAGGGCATAAAGCTAACGCTTCATGACCGTGGTCAGTAAAGTCTACTCCTAGCGCAGTTAAAGCTAAAGGAATGTCATACATTATGGCAAACTCCAAGGAGTACAGAACTTACAGGTTGCCTGAGCTGTTTCATCATGGAAACACCCCGTATCCCAGTTCCAAGTAATACTTGTCTCTGATGGGGGACAGTTACGGGCCTGAACAACCTTTAGTAAACGAACCATGTCATCATTCTCAACTGGTTCTAAACCAAGGATGACATCAGAGTCTTGGAAGAAGGATGACGAGTAACCAATGGAGTCAGCAGAAACCTTTCCGCCCTTCATCTTCCACAATAGTGTTTGTGTTGTAATAACAATAGGGATATTGAGACGCTGTGCTACACGCTTCAAGCCACGAGTAATATTTGTCAAAGCCTGCGGAGTATTAGCCTCGCCAGTAACCTGGTCGAGCATCAGATACACACCATCTACGAATAGAATGTCTGGGTTTAGTTGCTCGGCCTTAGCTAGTAAAGAATCAATAGTTAAACCGTTAACCGCATCGACCAGATGGAATGGGTGAGCTTGGTCCATATAAGACAGCATCTTTTTATAGCGAGCTTCTTCTGATGGGTTAAGCTTTCCACGGCGAAGACGGGCATTGCTAATGTGAGCCCTCATAGAGTCATGGCGCTGTGACTGCTCGTGGTTGTTCATCTCAAACGACTGGAACATAGGAACCATTCCGGACTTGTGCACGTTCACTGCCATCTGTAGAGCAATTTGTGACTTACCTGTCTTTGGTGGAGCAATCACAGTAATTAACTGTCCGCCTTGGAGCCCTGCAGTTGCCTCATCAATTTTCTCAAATCCTGTAGGGACTCCAAGGAGAACAGAGTTTTGAATGTTTTCGTATTCTTCCCAGCGTTTGTCTGGGTCACGAGTCAAGTCAATATGTGTAGTACCAATAACTCCTTGGTCATTAACAAGGGTAATTACTTTACCCATCTCCATAAGAGCAGCGTCATGGTCATTCATAGTCATCTTTTGGACAACCTCGGTGACACCTTGACGAGTTATAGAGTTACGACGAAACTCGACCATCTTATCAATAAGATAATCCATCGTGTCTTCGACTTTAAGAATTTGAAAGTTTGGGAAGTTGTCTTTTACAGCAACTACAGTCGGTACCTCACGGTAATTTGCATAGTGCTCACGTACAAATTTCCATATACGACGCAAGTCATCGTCAATAATCCAGTCATCTTTGATTCCGTGTTCTAGTACTGGAATGATGTGGCGTTCTGCAATTACCTTGCTTACAAGCCTGTATTCGTTATCGTGTGCCATTTATTGCTCCCTTATAAGTTGTTTAGTTCGATACCCCATGAGCCGTATCTTGCAACACGACTTTGTAAATCTATCACACCTTTTAAATTATTGCGATAAGGTAGGTCCCCAATAAAGTCCTCGATGTTTATGTAAAGCTCAGCGTAGTTAAATGGGTTTCCACCACGACGTTCGAGCTTATCAATAAATGCGTCAAGAGTTTCTTGAGTCCAAAGCTCATTTTCAAAAGCTGCAAGTTCTACCGATAATCCATACCGGTCAGAAATTCTCCATAGTTCAGATAGAGCTAGATTATTTAATTTTGAGTAGGTGCGAAACTGTGTGCCACGAATAAACTTGCGTTCTTCTTTTATTATTGATTCACAGACCACATCTATTACTACAATAATACGAGGAGGCGTGTCATTAGATATGTCGCCTCCGCGCATTACATCACCTCTATTTTTCCATAATTAAGAATAAAATTACGAGAAGAATCGGCATCATTAAACGCAAGAAATGCTACCTCGTCCGGAACATTTTCTGGAATTAATAATCCAAAACTTCCTTCATTATCTTCTATTTTTTTTATTACATAGTTGGCGTGTTTGCATATTTCTAATTTTTTATAGTCCTTGCAGGTGCACTGTATGCTACCAGTGCTTTCTGCATTCATTGAAACTTCACTTACCTCAAGTTCATTTTTAGTATTTAGTTTATTAGAAATAAATATTTGAATTGTTCTACGATTGTCTTCCATTTTTAACCCTCTTTCCTAAGGTCTTTTCCTACAAGACGAACCAGGTGGAACGCCTCAAAAGCAAAACTTCCCATAGCTTTGCCATATACTTTTTCCCAATCTTCACGGTCACGGTTAGTGGTAATGATTGTTGGTAGAGCTTTATCGTAGCGGGAACGCAGTACTTCGTCAAATGATGAGTCGTCGTACTTGGAACCATATTCTTTTCCTAGGTCATCTAGAACTAAGACACGAACGTTTAGGTGGTCCATCTTGGAGCGTCCGTGGAATCCCTCCATCTCGGCAATTAAGAGCTCCCGCTCGTCGCCTTTGGCATCAAACGTAGCTTTCTTCTTTGACAAGAAATCAGGAAAAGTCAGGTAATACACAGGACGCATAGCCTGACCAAAGTCAGCGGCTGAGGCTCCGAGAATCTTGCGCATCTCTTCATCGCTCTCTGGTAAATTACGAACAAACTCCATAATTGCTGTCACAGCGTGAGTTGTCTTACCAAGACCTGGACTACCATCAAACAGAAGTCCAACGCCAGTTACTCCTAGGCCGCCAATAGCTTTGATTACTTCACCACGAAGAGCGGACTCAACCCAGTCAGTAATCTCTTCTGGAAAAGCACCCTTGTCTTTTTCAATGTCTGATGGTTCCAAACCTAAGAAACGGTGAGGAATATTTGAATTACGATATAACCAGTTCCTTTTTAGGGGGCTGAGTTCTGCGATGTTGTATGCCATTTATTTTCCCTTCATAGATAGTTCGTAACGGTCCCTAGCTTTACGGCCTGGAAGCGAATTGTCAAACGCTTTACCGTCTGAAGCATAAACATATACCTTACGCTCAGAATCCGCAACAAGAGGCTCCTCAACCGGAATTGGTGGTAATCCTAGGTTCTCTAGGGCCTTGTCTAAATGAGTTGTGAACATCCTTAAAAAACCACCGACAATAAACTTTGGGTTCTTTCTAGCGTTAACCAAAAAGCGGTCATCAGCAAAATACATGGCCATAATCTCTAGCTCAATGTCGGCGGTTATCCCGTGCTGTTTACGCCATTTTGATAGAGCTCCACGAACGTTTGCGGTGTTTACTAGCCCTGGGATACCCCGAACTCTAGCGTAAACCCGAGACGAGAACTCTGAAGCAACATCTGACGCAGTCCATTCAGACTCTGAGCGCAAGTACCTAGTCTTTGGGTCACGTTTGCTTACCTTTGTACCCTCACGAGCAATAGCAATCTCATTATCAAATCTACCAACACCAGCGATGTTGTCATCCGCGTCTGGACTCCATTTGTTCAAAACAATCTCCTTTTTCATCTTTGCCTCTCTTGGGGCGTTAGCCCCCAATAAATACGAAGTATTTATTGCTTTAGTAGTTATAGTAGTCTGCTGACTACTTCTATCAGTATAGACAGCTGTTGATGCCAAGTCAACTTGCAATAGTTGATACTCATTTTTATACAGCCTACCTAGGTTACGTTTAGTCCTATGAGTCTCAACCAAACCCTTACTTTCAAGCTCGCGAACAGCTAAACGAATACTCTCCCGGGAATACCCAGTTACCTCGCCAAGTTCAACCATAGTTGCCTTGACCAGGCCAGATTCATTCGATAGATGACGCAACGCTAGATAAGTACGAAGTTCGGATGGAGTTAACGATAATAGGAATAACTCATCCATGTGAACCTTTCTTAACGCCGAATATTTTGAATCGTAACAGGTTTATCCAACCAGCGCAACACAAACAATGTAAAGAAACTAGCGGCCACCCCTACAACCCACAAAACAGGCGAAGTTACGCCCAAAAAATAAGCGGCGGTGAAGGAGACGGGGAGAACAAATACTAGCCTAAGAAGCTTAATCGAGGCTTTGCTAAATACTGTTGACAGAAGCTCGAGAGTAAATCCCGTAGCCATTCCAGTTACTAAAGTTATATAAAAAATATCCATATAGATATCTTACGACGAAATCCCAGAACTTTCAAACCCACTTGCAGAGGTTATGATATATGGGGTATTTATAGGTAAATACTTAGTAATTTCAAAGTTTAATCTAGGAATTTTAGCTATACGAGTTTGGGTATTTGAGGCAACGCTAATTTTAATTGCCCTAGCCTCTGAATAGTTTACCTCACTAGATACAGCAAACTGAACACGGTCGAGGTAGTAAACAGGCCCCCCAGTAAACGTTAACCCAATAGCCGCAAAAACAGCTCCAGTAGGTGCTGTTTTAGTATAGGTTTTTTTAACCCAACTTGTTGTCACTGTTTGACCAACCAGTGCAGGAGAATCAGAAATTTGAACACCATGCTGGTTGTACCAAAGAATTGATTGACCGTAAATGCTGCCAGAAGTGCTATTACGTTTTACCCAATAACTAAAGGAGTAACTATTCCCCGCAATAACTGGTATTCCTGTTAATACCGGGGAGTTTTGTCCAAGGCTAATACTAGGATAAGTACCAGAAGTTGCATCAATAGTTGAAATCCAAGTGCTGTCAATAACTAACCCATTTGCATCATCAAATGTAATCCCAGTAGCAGAAGACAAACTACCAGTCAAAGTAGTATTAATTGTTACGGTAATTCCAACTCCAGAAGGAGCACTAGTAGCAGTAACAACCGAGTTAGCAGGAATATTTGCATTTCCTTTAACCGTTTGCCCAACTGCAATATTAAACCCCACGTTAGTTACAGTAAGAGTTGATGTACCGCTAGTACCACTAACTGAAGTGGCTGTCCCTCCGGGAGTAGGGACATCTGAGGTATTAGTAGCGTTCATAGAAACGGTACCATTTGATATGCTCCAGTTACCAATTCCCTTGTAAAAAGTACTATCTTGAATAGAAAGAATTAAATTAGAACTAACAGTAGTTGTTGGAATATACCCAGTTATTGCTTTAATAAATCTATTTAACCCAACTTTTGTTCCCTTTCGAGAATAAATATAGATAGAATCTCTAACAAATGTTTTTTGAGTTTTAGTCAACCCTTGCGGGTCTTCGGGAACCCCTAGTTGGTCACCTTGGAGTTTAACTATTGCCGCATTACTATACTTACCACTTACTCCAGGAAGAATAAGTTGGCTATAAGTTAAAAACTCATCAATTGTAAACGAGAACCCCTCTAAAAACAAAGATAAATCAGACGTTTCATCAACATAATCATCTGTAAGACCAGCACTTGATGTAAACACCCTAGGTATGTAGCTTAAAAATCTTTCATGAGTTGTTTGAAGTAAAATATCAGCAGGAATTGCAGTGTTTGTTTCGTCAATATATCTAGGATAAATTCTTGAGGAATGCTTACTAGGAACCAGCACCTCAGTAACACCTGTAAGCACCCAAGAATCATCTTGAAGCTTTACCCATATTGTATAAAATGCAAATCTGCCAGAAGCCAGCTGAACAGTATCAGTAAATAATTGTGGGTTAAAAGAACCAGTAAATAAAATTACGCCATCAGTTTGTGTTTCAGAATACGCGTATTGATTACGAACCAGCTGATAAAGTACAACTGGGTTACCTGCATCCCCTTGAATAGCTCCCCAAGTTAAAACAACTTTTTGATAATCTTGTGAGTATGCTACAAATGGCGAAGCAGAGTATTTTGACGCAGTTAACTCACCATATAGTGTCCCATCACCATATTTAAAATTATTATATCTAGCCAAAGCTATTCCTTAGTTAAGGTGTTCCACCGTTTATTACAGCAGCAGTGACTTCGCCACCAAATGTAGCTGCACCAGTTACTGCGAGTGTTCCCCCAATAGTGGAGTTAGAACCAGCAGTAAATGTACCAAGCGCAGCAAAATTACCGTCTGGACTAACAGACGCAACAACTGTATTATCAGTTTTTTGCCATTGTTGTAGAGAAGTTGTTTGGTATGCAGTTGCAGAACCAGTTCCGCTAGTAGTACCTTTTGTCGTAAAAGAAATACTTCCAGATACGGTACCAGTTGAAGCAGTATCTAAAGTAACTATCTGTCCACTAAAATTAGACACTTTTGTTCCAGATGCAATATTTGTTCCAGTTACTGTCATTCCTGCAACAACCGCAGTGATGTCTCCAACAATAGTTAGGCTTGTACTAATACCAGAGGTAGTTCCTGTAACACCTGTTACAGAAGGAGCAGCAATGGTAAAGTCATTGCTAGTAACTGCGGTAATTGTTTGTAAAACAAAGTTTAAAGTTGTCCCGGTTGCAATAGTAAACCCAGTTACTGTGACTTTTTGGCCCACTGAAAATGTGTTAGCTCCAGTGTAAGTAACCGTAGCACCATCAGTTCCAGAAGCACTTGATAAAGTTGACGAAGTAATTGCTCCAGTTTTAACATTTAAACCAACTGTTTTTGCGTCAATACTTTGAACCGTATTGGACGCCGCTAACCCTCTAATATCCAAACTAAATGTATAAGTTTTATACAACGCAGTTTCAATATTCTGAAGTCTAGCTTTAAGGCTTGGCCATGTTGTTGTAGTAAAGTCAACTGTACCTAATCCCCAAGCGGCGCTATAAATAAGCGCACCTGCAGTTGGGTTACTAGTTCCAACTAAGTCCTGAGAGATTGCTACTACCTCACGATATAGAGAGTTGACATCCTCAGCTAGAACGCTGCTAGATAAATTAACACGGTCAGCACCAAATGATACTGCGTTACTGGGGTATAATGCCATTTTTTCTCCTAGGCTTCTTTACTATTTTACGCGTTTCCGCCGTCAATTGCTGAGGCAACGCTTATTAAACTTTTTACTATGTCTATGTTATTGCTTGTATTAGTTGAACTGAACGAAAAATTATCGGGAATTGGAGTACCATTTAAAACCGGATTGATAGCAATATTTTTAGATGAACTGACCTCTAAACCAAAAACACCCAACCAAAGAGGAAAGGAAGGGTCTCCACCCTCAAACATAGCCCAAATTCCTTGCCCAATTGCCGGAGACGACAAACTAATTCCCGCAGGGTTAACAGGCCAACACCACCCAGTAGGAGTTTCTGCAAATATTTGAGGAATTTTAAGACGAAGCCTTCCTAAAGCTTCTGGGTCCTGGTTGTTAAAAACAACAGCTCTGTATACTCCGTAAAACCTTTGATTACCAGCTGAGTCTTTTATCATGACTTAACAACCGTTACAGTGTACTTACTTGTAGTAATGCCATCAGCAGCAGTCACAGCAATTTCAATGCTATTTACTCCAGTATTTAAGGTTATTGTTCTAGACGCCCCACTAACAGTAGCCATATTTGCAATAGCAATAGTTCCCAAGCTTGCTGTTGCTGTTAAAGTTATGCTTGAGGCGCTAGTAGTTGCGGTATACTGATAAACGTTTTGGTTATATGTAGGGGTTATAGTAATTGAAGAAGTTAACCCACCACTTACATCTAGACGAGATTCGTTTGAAGACGGCTCTAAAGTAGTATTGCCATCAGTAAACACAAATATTTCATTAAAATCCCCAGCTAGGGTAGTTTTTCCAGCTCCACTGCCTGTTTTATACAAATATTTAACTAAAACATTCTGAACACCATCTACTTTTCTTAAAGTATCCTCAATCATTTGAGGAGTAATAACGTTTTGAAAATCTAAATTATCATAAGAATACGTTGTAAGTAAAGACGCCCTAATTGCAGATTCCACTGCAGTTTGAGAGTAGTTAGTTAGTTTACTATATTGGATAGTTGTATAAATGTATGAATATTTAGGCTCTAAAATAGTTACAGTAGTTCCTATTTGACTTTTATCAGCTAAAAATGAACTTACTTCACTTTTTAAAATAACTAAGTCAGGAGTTGGGGTATCAACAGTGTCCACCCTTGTAATTCCAGGAGTGGTCTCGTTATTTGAAGTACTCCTTTCAGGAGCAATGTAAACACTAATTGAAGTAGGTAAGGAAGCAACAGCATTTGCCTTACCAACACGTGGAATAGATAGAGCTAAATTTGAAAAATCCTCTAAAGTTACTGCCCTATTTAATGCTCTAAGCGCACTTGGGGCGTTGTGTCTAATACTGTCTAATGATTCTGGACCATCTCCTCCAGTAGCAGCTACTGCATTTGAAGGAGTAACTTTAGACATAATTAACGTACGAGCAGAAGTTGTGGCTCCGGGTACGTCGTAAATAGACTTAATTGAGTAAGCAGGGATGTTTCCTAACAGACCAGACCCCTTATAGTATGCAGCTTTTATACGGCTACCTTTTGTAGGAATTATTCCGCCTATTCCATCACCAAAATTAATAAAAATGTTATCGTCAGCATCAATTGATACTCTGTAAACTTTATCAGTTGACGTATAGTCTTCAAGATATTGAACAGCTGTCCATGTATCAAAAGTATTACCATTTTCAACATACACAATTAATGTACTTATATCCACTTCTGTTTCTATAAGGGAAACTACTTGGTCAGCCTCCCCCGTCGAATAGCCTATAAGTTCTCCATTTATATCTGGGGTAATAGAGCTATTAGCTTGGTTTGAACTTAGAGTAGAAACATCAATACCATGTCGTGCAATAACTGTTTGAGAACCTCCAGTACCATCATCATTTACATACGGAACAGCGGCTGTAGTTAGAGTAGTAAAAATAACTTGATAAACTACTCCGTTATCAGATATTTCTGAAAATAGTTGAGTACCTGCGGGAACAGTAACATACCCAATATCGTGCACATACCCGTTAATGTTTGCACCTGTTGCAATATCAGCGTATTTAACAACCCCTCCAGTAGCAGTACCACTTACCGCAGCCGTTACAGTAAAAGTAGTTGCGGTAACTGCTGTAACAGTCTTGTTTGCTAAGTTATACGCAGTTGACCCACCAGTAAACCCAGAAGTTGTAACAATTTCTCCAATTAAAATGTTATGTGTGCTAGGTGTAGTAAACACAACAATGGTGCCATTACCGGCCGCAGTAACGGAGCTATTTAAAGGCACAAATTCAATTTCATTAGCTCCAAGATTTTTTGAAGTAATAGTAAACGTTCCGTTATACTCGCTTCTTGTTAAATTAGAAACGTTTACTAGGTTACCTACCTCAAATGTATTATCATTAGGTATTACTAATCTTGCGATACCTCCAGAAAGCTGACTTGCGCCAACCTGGCCCCTATAACCAACATTTACTGAATTAGTAAGAGTTACGTTAACAGTTGCAGAAGTATACCCACCAGCAGTATACCCAAGCATAGAGGCTAAATTAAGAACGTTTTGTCTCTGAGTCGCAGTACCTATATAAGATTCATTAGCAACACGGTCAATGTAATAATTAACTAAATCTCCCATATAAGCAAAAGACTCTACTAACGCAACACCAAAATCAGAGGGGTCATTACCTGACCATTTATTACCAGTTCGTTCTTTTACTCGTTGAATAAGGGCATCCCTTAATGCGTAGTAATCTCTACTAGTGTAATCAATTGAAATAGGGATATTGCTAACTGGGGTTGTCATTGATTCTCCTCATAAGGTGGAATATTTTTGTTAATAGTTACTACATTGACCCTAGTGGTTGTAGTTGTTTGATTTGGCAAAGTGTAAGAAATAGTTGCCGTGGTTGCAAAACCAGTCGTTTTTCCGAATAATAGATTTTCATATTCAACATTTACAGAGTTAAGGGTTAATAAAGGTAGATAACTAGCAAATACCCTAGTTACTTCTTTACGAATACCCGTATCCAGTGCATCTTGAGTATCAAAAAATAATTCAGGAATTCTTGTTCCATAATCTGAACGCATAACCCGTTCACTAATCGCTGTTCCTATAGCAGATTTAACTCTTGCTTCCCAAATTTCAGATTGATTTGAAGTTTTTGAGATATTACCGTATCCATCAATAGTAAAAGGAAAACTAATAGCATACTCAAGTGCATTTACTTTAGTCATTAGTTCACACTAGCCTTTCCACTTTTCCAGACAGCTGGAGTACGATTAAACCCTTGGTCATCTATTTTTACAATATCATATGGAAAAACAGCTTTAGCATCATTTTCAGAGAACAACCCTGATTGTTTACCATTATTTTTAAGGGCTTCATTTAAGTTTACACTGCCCCTAGCGCTATTATCTCTGTTTCTAAAAACCGATTCCTTAGTATTACCAAGTCCATCCGAAAGAAGATTTAACGTTGCCATGTAGTCTCCAACACGGTGAAGAGTATGAATAACTTCTTTTACCAACCAATACCCGTCAGTCAATTCACCCGTTCCCTTAATAAGAACTGTACCAAATGGCATTAAACGGGGGTCTCCCTGACCTTTGGCATTAGCTGGCAATGAGAACCTAGATGTATGAGCAATTCCTTCCGCCGCCTGGGCCACAGACTTACCGCCATTTGCAACTTCAGTAGATTTATATTGAGTAAACAAAACATCGCTAACATTATTTCTAACTGATTTTCCAAGTGCATTTGGTTTAGCCATGTAAACTGACGGTGTACTAGTAATTGGGTCAACACCACCAACAACCTTATTAACACGTAGTTCTCCCCCGGTTTCAATATGCTCTCCATTTAGAGCCATAAAATAGTCTAAAGTTCTATCTAAATACATTGTGTTTGTTGGAGTAGGAGTAGTGTCAAAACTCATTACCGGAGTAGTACTAAAATTCTCATCAATAATGCTGTCTATAGGTTTAAATATTAAATTAGTTCCGTCAATAACCAGAGCATACCCAATTCTTTTAGCCTGCTCTTGAATCCATTCCCAATAAGAATGCCCGGCCATGGCAAGTTGCGAAAATCTTCTAGCGTCATTAATCCCGGAGTAATGTAAGCCAAATTCTTTAGCAATTGTTTGAACCGCTTCAGGTATGGAAGAGTTAATAAACACCCTTGTAGCTCTTTCCTTAAGCCTGTAGCTAGCACCAACGCAATGTATTTTCATAGTTATATCGCGACGGCTATTAATAACTCTGTCAATAGATGAAACATACCCAACCCAGCTTCTACTTAGCCCCTCTTGAGTCCAAGTAAATTTTACTAATATACCGGTTTTAATTGTGTCAAAATAAAGAGGGCTAACTATTGAATACTCTAAGATAACCACGTCATGGTTGTACTGCTTTTGAATAAGGTCAATTCTTATAGGTTGTGCACTAAGAGAGGGTAAAGAAGGCCAGCTAACTTTATAAGATGTGCCTTTTCTGTACTTGTTATGTGTTACGTCAGACACTTGGAATCCTTATTGTTGCTCCAATAGGTATAGTAAAAGGGTCTAAATACTCGGGGTTTAAATCCATAATCTTCCACCAAAAAGACGAGCTACCTAAAAGAACCTGAGCTACATAATCAATTCGGTCACCTTCAACCCAGGTATAGTAATAAAAAGAAGTTTTAATTGCCGGCCAGTTGCGGTAAACGGCAACAACATACTCCCCACTTCTAGCATCTTGTGCTTTAAGTATGGTTCCAGTCGCGTATCTACTATCTGAATAAATCATATATTTTACTACCTTCCGGGGCTTCCACCATCATAGGTACTCCCTGAAAATTCCCCACGGGTACTGATATCCTGAAGAAGTGGGGGAACTACCGATTGGTTTGTGTTGGACAAAGGATAATCTGGTAAACGAGCAAATCCTACTGATACATTAGTAAACAGAGGAACCATTTGCTCGTTAAAAATTACATGGTTAATTGTAAGACTTGTAACAGTTCCAAGGTATCTAAGAGACTTGCCTAAGTGTAGCTCAACAGGACGAGCACCTAAATACCCCATGTCAGCAGTTTGGTTGTTTCTTAGATAGCTCTTAAGAGTGTATCCAAGCAATGTTCTAAGCAGGTATTCTACGTCATACATAGTTCCCATGGTATAAATTTGATTTTGAGCTGTTGCTGAGGGTACCTTACCTGCATACGCTTTTTGAGCACCAGCTTTTAAACGACCATATTCATCATAGTATTTCATATCAAACATACGATTGATAAGAAGTTGAAAACTAATAGTGCTTTGAGTTATATTGGTTCCATATAAAACAAACTTATCTTTCCCACTAAGCTCAAAGCCTTGGTCAACGTTAGGCATACCAGAATAATCCATAGAAATAGTAGCTGGGTTATACATAAACTGGAATCCGTAGTTAACTCCTGAAGTGCTTATAGAGCTAGGTGGGGCTTGCCCACCTTGATACTCTACGTTATTTGATGGCGGAGTATAACTAACAATCATTCCCTTACTAGATTTAGAGCCAGTCCATAGCTCATTAGCCGATGCAACTGTTCCAGGTCTATTTGAAGAAAACTCAGCCGCAGTTAAAAAACTTGCCCTAGTGCTGTAATATGCGTCCACTACACTTGGGACGTTATACTCCATATCATTACTAGGTTTTGTAATATGGCCCACACCATACCCAGGAGTATTACTAAAAGAACCAGAAGTATATGCATTACCAGACTTGGCCGCAGATTTTGTAGCAATAATAGATGATTGAGAGTTATTAAGTTCGTTTGCACTTAATTGAGCCTGCAGTTCCGCAATTTGCTGTAATTTAGTAACTTTTTCTGCATTTTTTGAGATAATTATTGAATCATTTGCAGGATTAGCACCATTTAGCGCAATGGTCCTGTTAGAAATATCATCATCAAGCACAGTTACATCAGACTGCAATTGTGCAATTCTATTTTTTAAATCTGATGTAACTAAGTTATTTCTAATAGCTGAAATTTGTTGAACTGACATTATAGGCTCCCAAGATTAGAAGTCAAAGTTTGACTATTTAAATATTCTTGAACAATTTCCGCAAACTTTTTAGCGGACTCAGGACTAGCATCTTTAATGTTTACAGTAATTCCGCCAACGTTGTTAGTTACATTGCCTCCAGAACCACTAGTACCTCCAGTACCTGTATCACCAGCATTAGCATATGCATTTGCGGGAGAAGTGGAGTTAAGAGAAAAACCAGTAGTAGAACTACTTGAACCAAGAACTGCAGAAGCTAGGGTGTTTATATCTCCGTTTTGAAGCATTCCCATAGCGGCATTAAACATAGACGTGGTGTTATCAGACATTTCCATTTTAACTTTGGTTCCAGCCTTATTACCTAATTTGGCTGACAAAAGTTTAGGGTCGACATTTATATTGCCCTCTACTACTTGGTAGTGCAAATGAACACCGTCGGCATCTCCAGTCTCACCAGCATTACCTAACCAAGTTCCTTTTTTAATAGGTTTACCTTGTTTAAGTGCTGGGTTAACTTTACTTAAATGCTTATAATAACTAAATAAATTCAGCTTATTCTTACCCATTCCATGGTCAATACACACATAATTACCATTTCCAGTCTTGCCCCATGTATCGGTTGTCTCTATACCTCTAACCACGTTTCTTAGAGTTCCGTCTGCAACAGCGTATACTCTTGTATCAGTAGTTGCTGCGTAATCAATACCTGAATGTGGCTTACCTTTTTGTTCTCCAACAGTTACTGGGTCACCAAATTTGTAACCACTAACTTTAAGCGCACCTTCGATAGGCTGGCCAACAACGGTCTTTTCAGTTCCACCAATAGTAAACCCAGCATCACTTAGATTTGCAAGAGGATTTGGTTTTTCATCGTCACCACCACCCTTAGCATCACTTGCGCCAGTAACACCAAGAGCACCAGCTCCAGCACCAGTTATTGCCAAAGAAGCCGGTACAAGTAACCCAGCTGTTCCAGTGGAAATCGCAGCGTTGCCAGCAAAAACTCTTGATAAACCTGTTGGGTCAGCAGATTCAGCAGCTTCCATACCACTGCTAATTAAGTTAAGGCTAGCACCAACCATATCTAAAAGACCGCTACCAGTTTTTGAGCCAAGAGTAAGTTGTAGTCCGGCAGTAAAAGCACCAACCTTTGAGGCTAACGCCCCAGCAACTGCATCCAAACCTTTTAAAGCTATAGCCGCAGTTTCAATACCTTGAGTATAAGCACCAGTAGCACTTTTTTGAGCACCTTCTCCAGATGTTTCAAGGTCCATCATTGCATTTAATGGGTTACTATTTCCCATTTTTCCAGCTTTACCCATTAAATTATTCATAGCGGATTGACTACTTAAATCCATCTTATTCCCACCAGCACGGTCAATCATGTACTGCTTAAATAAGCTTTGTTGGTCATCACTCAGTCCAGATGCAGAGATAGCAGCTCCAAGAGCACCTTTACGGATGGAATTCTGAACATCCTCAGAAGATGCATTGGCTCCAGGTTTTGTAAATCTTCCAGCAAGGTCTTCAAAAATTTCACTCATGCTACGTTCTTTACCCGTAGTTGGGTCAGTGGTATACACACCAAAGTTTCTCATCATATTAGCAGAACTTGCACCCATACCAAGTCCACCAATAGCATTAGCTGCTTTTTCATTAGACATGTTTAAATATCTAGCCGCGTTACCTACTCCACGAACATTTTGCATATAAGTGCCACTAGTTGCAACCATGCCTTGATTAGCAAAGATGTTAGCCACATTTGAACTTGAACCAGCGCTTGTAATTCCCCCCATAGATGCTAATACACCATAAGTTCTATCGTCGACTTCACCCCGTGAGATTTTTTGAGAGCCTCTATAGCCACCCATAATTGTGGCATTATAATAATTTCCAGCACGTTGAATTGTAGAAGAAACGTCTGGTAAGAAATTACCAAGACCCTTTGCCATACCACCAGCAAAGTTAGTAAAGTCAGTTAAACCAATTCCAGGCCGCTGAAGGCTATTGCTGTTCATATCAGCTTGTTTTGGCATACCCCCGCCGATACCACCACCACCACCAATACCAATACCGGTACCACCACCGGCCATAAAGCCGCCCTTACCAAATGCTCCAGAGATAGCCCTAGCTGCCCTAGATAGGCTGCTTTCAATCTCCTTAGCAGATTTAGCAACTGCAGCAGCATCCTTCTTGGAGGAGCTGAGATTTTTTGCTAAATCTTTACCAGTAAGGTCTTTATCACTCATACTATAGCTTTCTGTTTACTTTTCCAAAAAAGTTAGCCATCTCTAACCAGTTAGTTCTTTCTCTTGGGCTTATCTCTTTAATTTCATTTAAAGTCCATCCAGTAAATGAAATTGAAATCAAGGCCCATTCCTCTAATAGCGTCCTGTAATTAGCAACTTTAGAAGCGAAATAAAGCCCCAATACTGATTGGGACCACTACCTTTCCTTCACAATCAGGGCAGTCTACTTCAATATTGCTAAACTTTGGTCCAGGAGCACGCTTTGCAAGTTCCTCACCAATCTTGCGGCGGTCAGCCAAACCAATATTTTGAGCTTGAAGTTTACTAATGACTGGGTTGTCATCAATTTCTAAGACTGTCTGCTCTAGAAGCAGGGTGGTTAGTTCTGGGATTGTTTTATCTGAATTATTTAACAGAGTTTTCTGAGTTGTACCAGTGGGTAGGGTAACAAGATATTTGTGCTTTTTACCCTGGACAGTAAAGATGCGGTCATCAATTGGATTTTTTAAAGTAGATATTTTAATATCTTCATCCACATCAATTTCTACATCTTTATATTCAGAACAGCCATTGCAAAAACCCTGAAGTTCTGCAGTTGTTCCAAAAGTTACTTTGTATATTCCTAAAAGCAAAGCATCGCGGTCACCAACAAGTAGTTGGTCTACTATATCTGCAGTTATTGGCTCATCACCAATAGATACCACAGCTCTTTCCAAAAGCCCATTAAAAGCTTTAGCTAGAGTAGGTGCTTTACCCATATATTCTTCATCTTTACCAGTTAGTTCTCTAACTTCAGCAGTCTTGGTGACCTCCCTAGCGGCATTTATATAGCCGCCAGGAAGGAGCACCAAAGTCTCTGAAGGGTAGGTAATCTCCGAAAAGGCTACTTCTTGTTGTTTACCTTCCGACATTGCCTGGTTTGCGAGTTGATTTAGCAAATCCGGGTTGTTGGCTGTTACTTTTTCGTTCACGATTTATTCTCCTGTTTTAGTTTTTAATTAGTTAGCAAATTGCTTTGCTGAACCATTAGCTGTTAGGTCTGTTGCCCAGTTAACATCGAAACCTTCGTGAACTAGAGTCATCTGCTCTACAAAGATAGCGTTGTCACCCGCGTTTAGGTCAGAGTATGCAACGTTGGTTGGCCATGCATTGTAAACCTGAAAACGCATTGAGACGTGGTCAGTGTAGTTAACCCCTGTTAGTTCGGTGTTAGCTCCACCTGAACCTGCAATTGGGTGTGATAGCACTGCAATCTCAACATCACAACGGAAGTTAGTTGCTTGGTTTGAACGGTTGGTTCCCCCCTGTACTGTTGCAAACAACTGACGCATCCAGTCCCAGTGCTGCTTAGTGCCGAGAACGACACCACGCTGTAGTGAGATAGGTGCAAAAGTTGTCTGACCAGGAATCTGGTGGACAGTGGTGTTGTACCCGCCTTCACGGTAAGGAATTGAGTCAGTAGTTACTGCCAATCCCGAAACCGAGGTGAATCCAACGGTGACTTTGTTTGCTCCACCTGGAAGCCAGGTAGCGTCACCAGAGTTTAGCGGCTTGAAGGTAACCAGAAACCTAAAGTTTCTGATTGGGTCTGTCTCAAGTGTGGAACGGTTATTGATTACTGTAGCCATGGTTTATTTTCTCCTTAGATTACTGGCCGACGATTTGGCTTAGGTTGATGATTACAAACTCACCTGGGTACTCAAGAGCAACACCAACATCAATGTTAACAATTCCGTTAGCAATTGATTGAGTTGAGTTGTTAGTTGAGTCACACTTTACAAAGAAAGCATCTTCTGGTGTTGCGCCACGAAGACCGCCCTGATTGCGATATGTGTTTAAGAACGCAGCTAGAGCAGTTGTAATGCGAGACCATAGAATCTCACTGTTGCTTTCAAATACAGCAAACTGAGTAAGGTCTGACAAACTCTTTTCGATGTAGGTTAGAGAACGACGCATTGCAATGTAGCGGTTAGCGGTTCCATCCTGCTTTAGAGTACGTCCACCCATTACAACAATTCCAGCACCAGGAACGTTACGAATAGCGTTCAATGGATAGGTAGTGTTGTTTAGAGTGTCTAGGTCATCATTGGTAAGTAGCTTTTCAATAGCAAGTGCATCTTGAATCTTAGCTCCAATACCGGCAGGAGTCTTGTAAGGACCAGACTTTCGGTCAGTAAACAGATATAAACCTGCAACAGCACCAGCTGGACCAATCTTACGAAGTGGGCTACCGCTAATTGAAGTATCTTTGATGTACACATGTGGGTAGTAAACTGCCGCACGACTTGATACGCTCAAAGAACTAGCAAAAGTTCCAGCACCTGCAACACTCAATTCTGCCGGAGTATCTAGCACTACAAAACGGCTTGTGTTTACTTCAGCCCATGAAATAGTGGCGTTAAATACACTTTGAGCATCCGAAGAACTGAGAAACTTAGGCACATCTGGAAGGAAAAATACAAGTGGACAGTCAACAACATTGTACTCGTTTAGAACAGTGTAAGAAGCAACTGTTGCTAAGCTTCCAGTGTCACCAGTATAGTCAGCCTTAACAAGAGCAGCAGTGCTTAGTGTACCTGTCAATGGCAAGTAGGTAGAGTTTATTGTAGCAGTAGGAGTAGTTACAGCTCCATTAACTTGAACCTTAGTTGAGGACAAAGCAAGAACAGTCTTAATGTAGCTACTTGAATCAGGCTGGTCAAAGCTAACTGAGTTAAAGCGCTCAATTTCAGTGTTTAGAGATGCTCTAGACTGAGTAAAACTACTGCTTATGTAGTCACTGTCACCATCGTCAAAGTATACATGGAAGTCGTAGTAGTCTTTTCCATTAATAGTAGTTTTGTTATCTACCTTAATACGTAGAGACACGCCGTCATTACCTTTGTACTTTGCCTGAATATCAGCAATCTTTACAGGAGTTCCAGCGGTATCGTACAAGGCAACAGTTGCTTGTGGAGCATCTGAAGCGACTACACGACGAACGTAAAGGTCTGTTCCACCATTGTTGAAGAACATCTTTACGCTGTAGGTAGCAGGATAGCTACCATTTATGCTACCAAATTTATCTTCAAATTGAGAGTAAGAAGTAACTCGGGTAATTGTTGTTGGGCCCTTTGCAAATTGAGCCACGATAGCACCGGAGGCATTAGCTGAATAGCCAAATGCGTTGGTGGTTACCGTTAATGGAAGTTCATTGATATAAACTCCAGGGTGGTTATACACAGTCATTTAGACTCCTTGGTTAGTTAGTTTTTCGGAGGTTTCCAGATTATACAGTTTTTGTAAAAGTCTCAGTAATTTGAGTTGAAACGTCAGGCTTTGTTGTAACGCGTATAACTGCCTGTTGTACACCGATTAGTTTTCTGTAAGTATCTTGAGGTATTTCACTCGAGACACGAACAGTTACAGCATTCATGAATAGTCTCTTACCCGATTCAGTCATATCGCGTTTGGAGACATCCAGAACATCTAGGCGACGCATAGTATTAGTGTTTGTAGTAGTCTGACCTACGGTCACACTCTTTTCCACTATTTCTAGGTAGCCAAATCTAAAAGGAAGTTTTGAATGTAGAAGCTGTGCCATAAGAGTTCTATCGTGCTGTGGATTACGTGAATAAGCAGTAATCTGGTAGTCAAGAGTAACTGGAATTGGCAAGTCTGTTTCAAAAGACTGTCCAGAACTAATAGTAACGTTATCTGGAACTAAGTAGTCTGCGTCGGTTTTACCACGCATTTCTCGTTCCATATCTCTGTTAATATCAATTAAATCTATTGTTATATACGGGTAGACCTGAGACCTAATTTCTTGGTCAGGCTGGCCAAAGAAAACACTAACTTGACGAGGAGTGCTAGTAGCATCAGCTTTTTGGTCGTGCACAACTATGCCCTGAAGGCGTTCCCTCAGAGCTTTATCCTCACCCAACAAAAAAGCCATATTTATCCTGAATGCTTATCTAAGTGTTTAATAAAATCTTTATCAGATTCGGTGTCTCTATTACGAAACTTGCGAATAACGGCAGTGGGCTGCGTGCCTGGTTGACCGTATTCATGCTTAAACGCACGGTCGTGATAATCAGGGTGGATTTTAACTTTAAACCCTGCTTCGTCACTGTACTCGACACGCATGTTATTTACAACATCTTGGTGCCAGCCGTGGTCTATAGCATCTTTACGTAACTCTGCTGTCATATTTCCAGCAGTGTCACGAAGAGCGTTATCATAAGCTTCAGGGTCTATTATCATTTTTAGAACCTATCGACCTAGGAATATCGAATTTCTGATTTGTATAACCCGCAAGTAAGAGGCTTAACATAGCATCTTGCTTATTGTTAGGTCTATAGCCCATCGCTCCACGGAGAAACTCTTCACGTTCATCAAATTGCTGATAATCGTTTACGTGTTTCCACCAAGGGTTGAAGTTCTTTTCAGACATTCGCATATCCTTATAAAGGCGCAGGTTCTACAAAAAGTAGGCAACTGCTCGCACGAACAGCTACAAGTTAAGGATAGGGAATTTTAAGGGAAATTAAAGGCTAATCGTATTTATTTAAGTAGTCGTTGCTACGAAAAGATTTAAGAGCATGACAGTTATGGCATAGGGTCATCAAATTAGACAACTCGTTATTATGGCGGTTTCCATCAATATGGTCAACCGTTAACTGGCAGGAATAGAGGATATTGGCTGTACAGTCAGGATGTTCACATATAGTCTTTTTATGCTTTTTATAAGGTTTTTTAGAGGCATCAGTAGTCTCCCTATGCCTGTTTTTACACCGATACAGCTGCTCACCGTTGTATATCTTATCTTTAATGATTTTAACTAAAGTCTCACAGCCAGCACACCAACCCATCATTAAATCTATGTCTAATTCAGATAGCCGATGTAGTACCTTTTTTGGTTTCTTCATGGGTCCACAATAACAAAAAACCCCCTGCAATGCAAGGGGTTTGTTTGTGTTGGAATTACTTTTTCTTAAAAGACGGACCAGCTGCCTTAGCAATTCTTTGTGCAGTGCTTTTAGGTAGCACTGTCCCCTTTTTAGCTATAGGGCCAGCTACCTTAGCTGCTTTAGCCCGTAACGCTGGAGTAATAGGGCGATTTTTTTCTTCTTTTACTTTTATAGGTTTACGAGCCATTTTTACTTCTTCTTTCCTTTAATACGAGCTGCTAGAGCCTTGTCCTTCTTGATGTCTTCCTTCTTAGAAGGCTTCTTAGCGTCCATCTTCTTGTCAGCAGCTTCAAAACGCTTCTTCTGAGCAGGGGTCATACCCTTTTCAAGCTTCTTATCTTGCTTCTTGTCTTCTTTAGAACCAATCCAAGGAGGCATCTTCTTGCCCATCTTAGACTTCTTACATGCTGCACACTTACCACAGCCACACTTCTTAGTTGCCATTTGGTTCCTTCTTTCCGCAACCGCAGTTGCCGCATTTACATTCGTTCATTATCTGTTCCTTTTACCGTCAGGACCAATGGCCTGCTCTTTAGCTAGTTTAAATCTACCACGTTGCTTGTTTACTGTCTCTTCAAATTGCTCAGGACGTAGGTTTCCTATAATCACGGCGTCACTACTGCCCGCACGGGCAGCATCCTCCATGAATCCGGCAGTTCCTTGATATCCTTGAACCACACCTTCTCGTGCTGCAGCCTCAAGTCTAGAAGCAGGAAGTCCAACAGCTCTACGTAAAACACGTGATACTGGACCAGAGTCTCCTCCACTAGCTCTCCAAGTATCAATGCTTTTTCTTAAAGCTTCTTTGCTTTGAGCACTCCTTTGCTGAGCCTCATGAATCTTGTCTTCTCCACCAAGCATTTCAGCAGTTTTCTGCAAAGCAAGGTCAGTTCCATGGTTTGCTCCAGCAAAACGGGTATAGACTTTAGCTAGTCCTTTTCGAGTAATTGGTGTCCTGTTTGGGTTAGGCATACCAGAGGTTAGTTGCCTATCGCCTTTAGCTGTGTCTAACTTAGTGCCCACTACATTTAAGAAATCTCTATCTGCTTGATTAGGTTGTCTAGACATTATTTCTTTCCTGGAACAGTTTTCTTTTTAGCTACAGGAGAAGAGAAGGGCCCTGTACGTTTTGATGTCTTAGCAATTTCTTTATCTTGACCCTTCATAAGAGCGGTGTCATACTTTAATCCCTTTTTACCAGGCTTATTAGATACCGCTTTATAAGCTTTCATCCCTGGAACTTTACGTGGGTCTTTGTTTTTATCCGCGGCACGAACTCTAGCCGCTCCAGTTTTTTCTACCTTACGTAGTTCTTTTGGATTTTTAGCCATTATTTCTTTCCCGCTCTCCGCTTGTTTTCTTTAGCGGTGTTCTTTCCATGCTTCAAAGGACGCAGATTAGATTTACGGTCATCAGCATGTTTATTATTTTTGTGGTCTACGTCAACATTACGGGGTAATTTGCCGTTTTTCTCTTCATACTCAGCACGAGCTTTATTTTTGCTTGTAGTGTGCCATTTACCGTCTTTGCCCTTAGTCTTATAGACATAGATAGGACGGCCTCCATTAGCCTTAGAGCCCTTGTATGGGCCAAATTTCTTGGTCTCTGCCATTATCTGTGTCTCGCTGTCTTCCTAGCAATTTTCTTTGGCTGAGCAACAAACTGCTTACCTTTTTTGTTTCCTTTAGCCTTAGCTCTATTTGTAGCACGTTTTTCAGCAGGAGTCAGGTCATTCCAAGCAGCTGAAGGAAGATAGCGCTTTTTACCCTTAGACGGCTTACCATCTGAGGTTCTCCATTTTTCCTTAGTCCACTTGTCTAAGTCTTGTTGAGGTTTTGCTTTAGCCATTAGTTCTTGTAGCCTCCGCCAGCCTTCTTATACTCAGCAGCTAGAAGTTGTGCCTTACGGGCAGACCATTCGCCTGGGTCACCGCCCTTAGTACCGGCTTTAATCTTTTTAAACAATGACTTACGAAGCTCGGGCTTGGTGTAGTTGCCAGCTTCATTAACCTTAGATTTACTTTTTTTTGCTGGTGGTTTTGCGGCCATTACGCTTACCTTTACCAATCTCAGGGTGTTTTTTGTGATAAGCCTTAGTAGCTTTTACACCCTGTTTTACAGTTTTAGCTCCTGCAAGTCTAGTAAGATTCATACGTTCTTTTTTACCAGACTCACTGGTTTGTTCAACAATTATGTCGCCTCTATCACCCGCACCACGGTCTTCTTTTTTCTTAGTAACTCTGTGCTTTAGGCCACCAGCGGTTACTTTAGCCATGTTTCTTACCTTCATTATGCTTACGGATAGCTGCAGCTTTCTTACGTGCATCGGCCTTAGATGATGCCCCCCAGGCCTGTAAGGACAGTAGGAGGCGTGTAGGCTCTCCGTTAGGCTTGTGTTCAGGTCCAGGATTACCCGCCATACGGGCCAGGAAAGAGGCTCTACGAGGGTTGTTTCCGCTCTTCACTGGAGCTTTAAGGTTATGCCCACTTGCTTTTGCAGATGCGCGTCCCTTGGCATTTAGTCCGCCTTTAGGGTTTTTACCTTCTTTACGAGTCCATGCTGGAGTAGCCATTATCTACCCTTTCGAGTTCCCATGTGCTTAGCGGGCTTTGTTATCTTACCGGCATGTCTAGGAAGAACAGTTTTTCCTCCACGTCCAATGTGGTCCTTAGTATTTGTTTCGTTAGTTTTAGCTTTACGTGGCATTAGTTTACTCCGTAGTTAGACTTAGTATTTACAGGTTTCTTGCCTTTAATTTTAGCAACTTTAGCAGTGTGATGAGCCTTAACTGTCACAGGAGCCTTACCATTTTTTTTAGGACGGGAAGTCTTAGGTTTAGCAATTTTAACGTGTTTAGTTGTCATGTTTTACCTTCTTAACTAATTTCTTTTTTTTGGTATGCTTTTCCCATTCTTTAGCCATCTTAGGCTTATTAGCGTACATCCATGCACGTTGGGCTTGAGATAGAAAAGGCATATTACCAGCTTGTTAAAGCGGTTCTTTTCCAGGTGTTGGTTGCAACACATACGTACAAGAATCCTGAAGCGTAGGCTACTTGGCCTGCAACTCCAGTAGAAGTAGCGGTTGCAGGCACTGTTACCCACGGTCCTACTTTTGTGTCTAAATAATCAAGGGCAGTGTTTAAGGTAGTACCCCAAGCGGTCTGTCCTACTGTAGGTTTAACAAGTGGCATTTTTACTCTCCATAAGGGTCAGAGCCATAGTCACCATAACCATAGCCAATAGTTCTAGCCTCAGCCAATGCTGGGGTAGCGTATTTAAGGAATTGAGGGTCATTAACAAGTTCCTCAGCGTTCATTTGGTTGCAGTCAATAGTCACTACAGCCCAGTTGTACCCAAAGGAACCACGTGGCAAAACTCGGGTTGGAACAAACACTTCGCCACGATATACTATTCGGTCTTTAATGTGGTTGTTAGAGTTAGTTAAAAGACTAGGTAGAAGTCGTTCTGCATCTCCAGCGCTAATAACCAGTCGTAAAGTGTCTGTAACATAGAAACCTCTTTGGTTCATTACGTTAGTACCACGAACAAACTGTGCCATAACAACAGGGAACTTAAATGGGAGCATCCACCGACGTCCACCGCCAGTGACAGAGCTGCCTACATCGTAGATGTCATCAACAATAGTTGTGTAGTTATCTTGTAGGTAGTAGTCTTGCCAACGCCACCAATCTACGTCAACACCTACTGTCCCACCTAAATCCTCAGCAATACCCTCATACATAGAGAGGGTTTCGTAATCTAGGTCAAATCTACCTTGGATTTTATTTCCACGCATTAGTTAGATACCCAGTTACCTACGGAATCAATTGAAGATGGACCCAATGGTTGAATCATAGCGTAGCTTCCAGCAAGTAGGCTCAATCCAGTTCCGGGACTAGTTGTAAATTGGATTTGTGGTTGAAAATACGAATCTCCATTATCAGTTCTAATAGTTCCAGTAATAGTAAAAAATACTGTATCGGTGTCTATGGCTGTGGAAGGTAGAAGTTCAACAAGTATTGAGGTTGCATCAGCACTTCCAGCATTGCTTCCAGCAAATGTTTTAGTTGAAGTAGAGTAATAAACAGTACCACCACTACCTACTGCAGCTCGGACGCCGCAATTCCAGTTATACCTTGCATAAGTCCAGGCAGTCATGCTTGTTTGATTAAACCCAAACTTTAATCCAACTGTGTTATCAATTCCATTTATAGTGCCTTGAATTTGAAAATAGTAAACAGTGTTTGCATTTAATGCCAGTTTATTCAAAAATAAATTTTGAACATTTGAACTTCCAGCAACAGTTTTAAGAGTACCAAGATGTTGGTACATAGGTTGATTAGGATAAGGAAGAACTTCCCAAGCACTGCTGCCATCTCCAATTTTTAAACTATTAGAGTCAGTTATAAACCCAGTTTCACCCTTAGCAAGTACTACTAGGGTTGCCGTACCACCAGAGCTATATGTTCCTGCAACAGTTCCTTGGTCAACTTTAATATCAAAAGTACCAGCAGCAACAGCGTAAATTACGCCACCAGCAATATTATAAGGAGTTGCACTTCCGCTAGAAACAGTAATTCCAGTAATAGTGACTCTGTTTCCAACTACAAAACTATGGCTAGCTGCTGTGTACCTCACAACTGTAACGGTAGCACTAGGGGTGGCTATTGCAGCACCAGTAAGTGTTTTAGTTTTAGATGTGGCTGACCACTCTGATTGAGTACCAGCTCTAAGCTTAATCACGGTATTTGCAGGCATTATAAATCCTTATCTATATAATCTTATTTTAAGGCTAATTTAATTAGGCTACTTGCTGAACTGTTAAAATAACAGATGCTGTTGCTGGTGTAGTTGGCAAAGTTCCAGTAGCATAATAACTTAGTGCTACATCAGTGCTATCTGCGTGCCAGATAAGCTCTACATACTGACCAGCCGTAACCTGTATAAAGTAGTTCCAAGAGCTAATTGTAGCCCCAGGCACTGACCCATGTTTACTGGGGACTGTAATGTGCCCAGAACTTCCTGTAACATCAGTACCAGATTTTCTTAACCAAACAGTTACATCTTGAGCAGCACTATTGGCATTAGTAAACTGACCACTCCATTGAAGGTTATACAACCCAGCATAATCAAACGTTATTCTAGTAAGTGCTGACCCATTAGTAACAACAGATACTCCATTTCTAAAGTCTGTTTCCGTAAGCTTTACTGCATAAGCAACTGTAGTACTAGCAATTGTTTGTGTTGTGTTATCTTGAAATGCTCCATAAAAAGGAACATTTTGATACACAAGCTGAGTCCAAGTAGATACTCCATTACCAATTTTTGTACGGTTAGTATCTGTTTCTAGGCCAGACTCACCCTTGGCAAGTACTGGATTAATGGATGTCCAGTTAGAGGAAGTGTCTCTGCGTATTTGTATGAGTGTTTTTCTAGGCATAACCCTATTCTAAATGTTTATTTAGCCCAGTAGAGGCTTAACTTAGTCTGTTACGCAATTCCCACTGCTGTTACTGTTCCATTACCAATTGGTGTTAATTTAAAAATTGTTCCAGCAGGAGAAGTCCAAGTATTATCAGCATTTGCGGCATTTGCTGAAATTGATGGATAGATTTTTACTGTTCCTGTGCCTGTAACTCTAATAATGCCCCTAGATTTAATAAAATAATAGACAGAGCCTACGGTCAAGGCTGTCAATGCTCTAGTCGTTGTTGTTTGAGTTGCAGTTAAAGATGTTCCTGTTGTGTATCCTGTTGTATTAGAGCCCGTTTCAATAAAATGGTTATAGGCTACAACTGGGGAAAGGGTTACCGTGGTTGAAGTAAATCCAAACGTAGGTGTTTGAGCACCAGTGAGCCCATAAGAACCTCTAAAAGTAAAATATAGTTCATATTCATACGTTGTTCCTGCCGCAACTGTAATTCCTGCGGTAGATGAACCCAAAACGCTTTTAGCAGTTGCATCTGTAGAAAAATCCATGGTATATGAAGCACTATTAGCATAATAATAAGCGTCTACGTCAACTGCTCTACCTGAAGTTGCATTAGGTGTTTGATAAAATACCGTTCCGTCATAATCCATACCACCAGCAACAGCAGTTGGGGTTGTAGTATTGGTAAGAAATTTTAAAGGTATTAATGGAGCGTTCGTTCCAAGAGCAAGAACTAAGGCACCAGTCATAGTCCCAGTTCCATTTATTGTAGTTGTAGAACCAACTGTTGAACCAATATTAATTGTTGTGGTTGAACCTGTTGTACCACCAGTACCAATATTTACGTTTTTAGTAAAAGCACCTGTCAAAGCAGCGGTAGCAATATTAGTCCAAGATGTAGCACCAGTAGCAGTAGAACCAATAACTAAACCTGTTGAAGTTGATGTACCAGTTGTTGCTCCACCAAAGTTAATTGCTGTGCTAATAGTATTAAATACATCCATAGATGCAGAACCAATTACAGATGTCGCAAAAATTGGTGATGTCGAAAATACAATGTTAGTAGTATTTGTTCCAGTTGTTCCTGTTGCTGAAGTTAAATAGTTTAATTTTGAAGCAGTAGTTGTTAAACCTGTTCCAGCAAGTTGAAGCGTTCCAGAAATGTTTGTAATTGTTGCAGGTGAAGTAAGTCCAATGTTTATGGAAGAAGTATTTGATGTACCAATATTAATAGACCCATTTCCACCTGCAGACGCACCAGCAATTAGAGAGATACTTCCACCAGTAGAGTTAGCACCGCCAGCACCACCAGTAATAGTTACTGGACCACCAGTTCCAGAAGAAATTGTTCCATTTGTCTGTGCACCACCTGTAATTAATACAGAACCGCCAATAGGACTTCCAGAAGCGAGTGTGGTACTTCCTCCAGTAATTGTTATGCCATTGCCAGTAGCAGCAGAAACAGAAGGTTGTGAAATAGCCAATGTGGTTCCAGTGGTTCCAGTAAGGGTAGCGACAGTTATTGTACGCCCAGTAGCATCTAAATCAGTTAATATCTTTTTAGTCATTTATTATCCAATAATTACGTAGTAGTATGTTCCGCCAGTTTGAGAAGTAACTTTTACGTTGTTTGTGTCAAATGCTACCACGTCCATATCCACTAAATTAGTTGGAAGGCTAGAAGTTGTTTCATACATTTGTACAATAACTGCTTGAGTTCCTAATGCGTGGTTAATAGTAGCCTGTGTGTTTGCTGTAAGAGCAACAGTACTGGCTGCTTTTTTAGTAAACCCAGCAGTAACAGCAGTTGCTGAGGTAAGTAGAGTACCGCTAGTAGGCAAAGTTACGGTAGTAGCACCACCAGTTGCAAATGCAACGGTATCTGTGCTAGAACCAATAGTAACGTTACCGCTAATAGTAATAGTTTTAGAACCATTGTTTATGCCAGTACCGCCTTGAGTACCCGTTACAATACCGCTAAGGTTACCGTTAGCAAATACGCCAAAGGTAATAGCGTTAAGGGCAGTGCCAACACCGCTAATAGCGGCAGGTTTGCTAGTTTCAACAAAAGTAAACTTAGTGTTTGCGGTTCCAAGAAGCACATAGGTAAAGTCACCAGCGGCTACTTCACCAAGGGCGTCATAGTCATAGGCACGGGTAAGTGTCCAGCTAGTCGTAGAAACACAAGCAGTTAGGGCGTAAATACCATTTTGGTCAGTATTGGTTTGGTCTTTCAATAAGACTCTAATACCAGTTCCACCTGCAACGTTTGTACCTGCGTCACCAGAAACAAAAGTATACCCATCAATTACCAGAGAGCCAGTTCCTGTAAGAGTTGCTCCTACACCAGCAGTACCGTTTGCATAAGTTCCTGTAATGTTTGCAGTTGAAGCGTAAGACACAGCCTCGTGAGCGTTAATACCAGTGGCAATAGTGTCTACATATGCTTTAGTAGCAGCGTCTTGAGCAGCTGAAGGGTCTCCAAGCCCAGTAATTTTGTTGGTACCCATAGCAATAGCGCCGCTAAAAGTAGTTGCGTTAAGGGGGGTCGGAATATCAGCAGCAACTAAAGCGCGGAATGTTGGCGTAGTTGAGGCACCAGAAGCAGCACCAGCCAAAACGTAGTTATTTGTTTTAGCGGCATAAGGGTTTAAGGTATCACCGTAACCAGAAGCTAGAGAGATAGCCGGAGTAGTTCCTCCGCTAGATACGACCGGAGAAGTACCAGTTACAGACGTAACAGTTCCACCAGTAGTGCTAAGAGTTAGCCAAGAAGAGCCGCTGTAAACTTTAACTGAACCGCCAGTATTAAAGTAGATTTGACCAGTAGCTGGCGTACCTGGGTCTGAGCCAAGGTTCTGTAGGGCCACATTTTGAATCTCAAGTTTAGTGAGGTCAATTGGGGTTAAAAATTTTCTAGCCATTTATTTTCCTAAGATAGATAAGCAAAGCCGCTGGTAGCAATACCAAAAGTTACTACTACTGAAGTTAGAGATGGATAAGAGATTGTACCGTCTATTACTGTATTTGCTGAATCAGTTGTTGTAACCGCTGGGTAATACCCAAGAGCATGAGTTATAGTCCATGTAGTAGAAACTGCATTTTGTGTGAATGTTAAAAAACCACCTGAAGTTCCAGTTGCACCAGTAGCACCAGTAGGTCCAGTAGGTCCAGTAGGTCCAGTAGGTCCAGTAGGTCCAGCAGGACCACGTTGCCCAGGAACACCTGGCAATAGTGCAGTATCTACCTCAGGCTGAGCTTGGTCATTAGGAACAGAAAAATACGCGCTATCATAATTTACAATAGTTTCATTTGGTTGTTGCAGTAAAGCAACATCTTTTTCTGGGTAAATAGTCATTTTACAGCACCACCGTGCTGCTACGAACTGTAAAGAAGTTTCCGCCCTTAATCTCAACTTGAGCAGCAGTAAATGCATCTACAGTAGAAAGGGACCAATAGGTACGCTCTGCCAAACGTAATGTTTGGTCAGCAGTAAAGCTTAATGTAAATGTGTAATTCTTAGCTGCATTAGTTTCAACTTGACCAGTAAGACCAGTCAAAGAAAGAGCAGTAGTAACTGTGCTAGTAACGGTGAACGTTGTAGGTGTTGGGGCAGCAACTACCGTACCACCACCATTAACAGTAGCGTCAACACCAGTAATGACAATAGCAGTTCCTGCAATTAGCCCATGGGCTGCACTTGTAGTTATAGTTACAGTAGTGCTTCCAGAAGTTCTAGCTGCACCTGTTATAACATCTGTATCAGTTGTTGACACACTTAGAGTAAACGGCTGAACTACAAGTACTGAACCCCGCTGGTTTAGAAGGTTGGCAATAAAAGTCTTACCAGCATAGTTGTCGTTAAATGTAAGAGAAGTTGTAAACGCACGGCCCTGATAAGCAGTAACTTCTCCAGCTTCTGTAGGCCAAGTAGTTGGCTTATTACCAAGAGTTGGGGCAGGAATATCGACACGCTGTGGGTATGAGCGGTCATCAACTTCTTGAGGAAGATACCTAGGAATAAGACGATTAGTCATCTTAGAAATTCTATTTAGGTCAAATACCTCAATACGGTATAGCCCAATACCCATAAGAGCACAAAGTTCTCTGTATTGAGATTGACGAGTTTGAACCATTTCCATCAACTGGCGATAACGCTCAGAACGAGGAATGCTTACGCCATCTGGAGCAGAAATATCAATATCAAAAGCAGAGTCTGTAGCTAGTGTATACAGAGCTAAAGTTACGGCGTAGATAGTTAACGGGTACTCTTCATTAACTGGCAAGTTATCTAAAGTAACTTTACGACCCGTGCTGTCTAAAGCATTTAAAGAATGTTGAACAAAAGCATCATTAATAAGCTGAGTTAGTTCCGCACCAGTAAAGTATCTGTAGTAGCTACCAGTTACAGTAATCTCATCGCCATCAGCAGGAACTAAAGGAGTAACCCCGTCATTTTGAAGTAGAACAAGAACACCGGTAGATTCTTCAATATGAGAGTTAGCAGTAATATTATACGTAGTACCGTTAGATAGCCACTTAGTTTGAACTGTTACTGTAGTTGAGTCTAGGGGAGCGTAGTGCAACTTAAAACGGTTAGTGGAACCATCCGCAACAAACTGGGTAACAAAACTCTTACCAAGGTCGCCAAGTTCAACTCTAACACGTGAGATTAGGCTGTTAATAGTAGCCATTACTCCTCCAAAAATTCTATATATTTATGTTCTCGCATATTACGAGTAAATACAGCGTAAAAAAGTCCGCCCTGCTGACGAGGAGGCGGGGGCCAGCAGGACGGACAGTTTAAAGAAATTAAGCTTTCCAGGTATAACCTAGACGAGCAAGGTATGAAGCCAAATCGACTGGAACCTTGTACTTAACTCCGGCTTTAAAGGTGAAGTTCTGCGGAGCACCGTTTACTACACCATAAGTCATGTCTTCAATGTCTGAAATTGTACGGATGATAACGAACTCATCAGCAGTGACATTAACACCAAGTTCCTCAACCTCGTCTAGCAAGATTGGAGCATCTGGTTGTCTTGGGTCGAATACATCATTCTCTAGGCTTGTAACTTCTGCCTGACGAGATAATGCAATTTCATCTTTGCGAGCAGCTAATTCAGCTGCGTTACGCCTTGCAGCATCTTCTACTGCGCGTCCTGTTGTGTCCTGTGGACTAGTGGGTTTATTTGCCACGATATTTATTCTCCTTGTTTTAGTTTGTTTGTTTGTGTTGGGGGGCCCTTTTGAGGCCCCCCTCGACGAAGGGTTTGGCTATTAGTTGGTGTAAACCTTGTTGATAGCCTGGTCGGTAATGATACCTAGACCCCAGATGGCGTACCATGCTAGTGCGTGTTCACGACCGAAGTCCAGAACACCACCGTCACGAAGCTCAACTGGTAGAGAGATTGCGTGACCAAATGCGTTGTCACCAATCATGATTGACTCATACACGTCTGCGGTAAGAGTTGTTGTGTCAGTTGGGTAAGCAGAGCCAGTACCACCAGCACCGTTTCCGAACTGGGTAAGAGCTGGGTTACCACCCTGACCAGGACCAGTGTTAGCCTTTACAGGATAACCGTACTGGTCTGCAGGAGCACCAACCTTTGAGGTGTAGTCAGTAACGCTAGCACCAGTTGCATACTTCTTGACCTGTGTGGTCTCGATGAATACTACGTCGTATAGACGACCGATTTCACCTAGCATGAAGTTACCTGGAGCAGCGTACTTGGTTACTTCGATAAACTCTGGGTTTGAACGAAGGTCACGAGACTGCTTAGGGTGAATGAACTGGACGTATGTCTCACCTAGTCTTGGAATGTTCTTAGACGCAAGCACAAGTGCTGAGTCCTTGATAGCTCCAGTGGTCAACTTGTACTTACCAGCAGCAGTACCAGAACCAACAGAAGTGTTAGAGCCTGATACAGCGGTAGCAACGCTACCTTCCTGGTATAGGTTGAAGTTGGTAGCACCGTCGTATGCAGTACGGTCGTAACCGAAAGTTGCTGAAGTAGCAGCTGATAGTGTATCACGTGCCTGTACGTCTAGGTACTGTGCCATGTGGCGACCAAGCAAACGTGAAGAAGACGCCATGATGTCGTCGAACGAAGCGTTCAGTAGCAATTCGGAAACTGCAACTGCAAAGCCGTGCTCAGCAACGGTAATAGCAATCTGCTCTGCGGTTAGAGCGGAGGTTGTCATACGGACACCTTCGGTAAGTGGAGTTGGGTCCACTGCGAAGTTCTTGTAACGAAGGAAGTTAACGCGCAGACCAGGTGCAACACCTAGTTCTGTCTTCTTAACTGCAAACTGCTCAAAGCGAAGAATTGGCATCGCCTGGAACAGAATTTCCTTCGACCAGATAGTTTGGATAGCCTGTGAAAGCTGGCTATTTGAACCTGAATATGCGGTAGGTGCGCCCGCGAGGGCTCCCGTACCTGTAACAGCAGAACCTGCCATTTTTTGCTCCTTTCAGAAGCGGTCGTTAGATTAGGTTTTTTGAATTACCCGAACAATCCCTGTCCACTGTTTTTGCTGTTTCCAAGTAACTTGGAACGATTCTTCGCATAGTCTGACAAAGACATTTTAGAAATGTCATCAGGCGAGTACGTACGTGAGTCCGAGTCGTTGTCGAGGGGTCCAGAAGCAGGGCTCGTGATTCGAGTTCCTACCATTTCCTTGCGACTTTGCTGTGCAACTTGCGCAACAGAGTCGAAGATTTTCGCAGAGCGTTCTTTTAGACCAGCGATGCTCTGCTCGATTTCATCGCGGGAATTACCAGAAATTAGGTCAACAAGTTCTGGAATGATATTGTCGCGTTCTGCTTCCATACGCTGTTGGCGGAATGCCGATAGCTCCTGAAACTCACGCTCGCGTTCTAGAAGAGCAAATGCCTTCTCACGCTCTTGGCGTTCGGAGTTAAGCTTTTCAGCCCACTCTTCTTCTTTTCTTGCAAGTAAGTCACGAACTTCAAGTTCTGATTCTTCTTGCCTCTTACGCTCAACAGCGGCTTGAGCTTCACGTGCTGCACGTAGTGCTTTACGTTCTGCGTCCTTAGATTCGCGTTCATGCTTCTCTGAACGGAGAGAAGCAATTTCTTCCTGTAGCTTTTCTACCTGAGGATATAGCTTTGCTTTTTCCTGAGCACGGGCTTTTTGAATTGCTTCAGCAACCTTGTCAGTGTTTGGCAATAGCGTTTCCTCCGCAAATGCTTCTTCAGGTGTGTAAATAGTAGATTCAACTACTTCTTGTGTGTTTTCCAAATCAGCCATAAGGCTAACCTCTTTTCATTCTCGATGGTCGTTTTCCGAATTAATGCCACTAGACCTTAACTGTTATATGATAAGTAAAACGCAAAATATAACTATTTTGTGCCTTAACTCAATAATGTCTTAAAATAAGACATTAATCTTTGTCAACTGTACTTCTTGGAGGTATTTTTTCTCCGTAAGCATCGTTAATCAAACCTTGGCGTATCTGTTGCTCAGCTGCTAATTCTGCTTGAGCAATCTCTGCGTCTCCTTGTGGGTCAACGCCTTGTCCCTTAGGACCTAGTTGTCCATCACCCATGACATCTCCGTCACCCATCATCATAGGGTCCATAGGAGTAGCAGTACCGTCAGGTCCTACCATCATTCCGGTGATATCCATAAGTTGTTTTTGAATCTCTGCCTTAACAAGATTAAGAGCGCCTTCGCCCTTAGCGTCATCCATAAGTTCAGAACGAATTTCGCTAATCTTCTCAAGCGGGAATTCTTCACCCAAAGCACGCAAAGCGCCTTCTTTAGACTCAAGTCCCATAGACATTTTTTGCTGAAGTTCGTTAAGAAGAACTAGCTTGTCTAAAGGTAGTGGTGGAGGGAAATGGGAATAAGTAATGTAAGTGATAGGGTCGTTAGGGTCTAACTGTGTAAGTTGACCTTCTGCTAATGGGCCATCAGTATCTGGGTTATATGTAAGAGTTTCTGGTTCTTTGATAGCAAGGTTTAGTATAACTAGCTCATTGATACGTTCTAGGCCTTTACCATAAACCGATGACTTTTGTGCATAACGGTTCATTAAAGGTTGGAATTGAATAGAAAGAGCAACACCTGAGGTGTTAGAAATAGGCTGAGCCTGGCCAAGAGCAGACTCAGGAACGTTCATCATTTCGTGCATAGACAGCTTAAGCATTTGCATGTATTGCATAGCTCCAGTTAATCCCGCAGAACCACCTTCAAGGTTAAATACCTGAGCGTCTTTTGGAAGACCACCCCAAACCTTCTTAGCACCCTTTTCAAGGTTACCCTGCTTAGCACCAACAATAACTGTAACAGGAGCAGCATGGTAGTTAATAATGTCAGCTACGTCTGTAGCGATTTCATTATATGAACGGTTAATAGAAATAATATCATGAGCATCTGACAAACCCCATGGAGAACCAGACACCGGAATGTTTGGAATGTGTACAACAGGAATCAAACCTAGTGGGTTTGGTCTTGAGTCAATCAACTCATCATTGACGTATTCTTCAATAACGTCATCAGTAAGAATTTCGGTGTAAGTAAAGACCTGGCGAGTACCTTCTAGGGATGTTCCCCAAAAACGGTACTTCTGTTTAAATCTAAGTAAACGACTACGGTCGTGAGGATGGAACTCAGGGAAAGCAAAGGCCGAGTTCAATGGAAGAATGCGAACACGTCCTGGGTGTAGACGGCCAATGCTGTCTTCCCAAGCCTCTTCATAAGCAACCTTTACAAAGCAGTCGCCAGTGATAGACCCAAGCTGAGCCATTTCCAATAGAACACGCATTTTGTCATTGTCAATATTCCAAACACGCTCTAGTCGACCTGGGATAATAGCTTCAGTAGCTTTAGGACTACGGAAATGTACACCATTACCAAAAGTAAATCTATCAATATAGTCAATGAACGCACGGTAATAGTTAAGGGAAATTTGCATTTCACCTTGTTCACGACGATAACCCCAGTGATGGCCAAGGTACATAGCCCAGTTAAGACTATAACGGTTTAGACGAGGACCGTGGACCTCAAATTCTTCGTCAGCAAGTTCTACAAGCCCCAAAGGCGAAATGCTGATAGTAAGGTCAGATGACGAAGCTCTATAGCTTGGTGGGGAAAAGTCAAGAAATGACATTACTTACTATCCTTCTTGTCGTCATCATTGTGGCCACGTGCTTTAGCTTTACGCTCTTGCCAGGCTCTCATAATTCTCTTGCGCTCTGCAATTTCTTCAGAGTCAATATACTTGCCACCCAGTTCCAAATATCTACGATGTACCCAGTGCGAGGCACCCGGGCTCGGATAAATACGGTACTTAGCTTTGGCCTGGGTTACTACCATGGCATAAAGCTTTTCATTAACTGGGACGTCAGACAATTTGCTCCTCAAGGGTCAACTTCCTAACCCCACTCTACTATTGCAAAGTGGGGCAAGGTTGTTAAACTCTTAAATTAGTCGTTTACGACTGTTGGGTTTAGACGCTGTACGCGACCACCTGAAACAACTTTAGTTTCAATAACCTGCTCTGAGTTCTGTGAGTAAGAACCATAAGCAAATTCACTAAGGAAGGTAGGTGCTTCAATCCATGAACAAGAACCTACGTGTGCACGTTCTGACATGGTCTCAGCAGCTGGCTTCTGCCATACTGGAGCGTTGCGGTTTGGGCGACCAGGAGCAGCTGCAAAGCCGTTCATGATACCCTTCTGGAAGTCGGTAGGTACGTCAGTGTCAGTAGCAATACCTTCTTCAAAGCGAAGTGGGCCGCGACGTTCTTCATTACCTGCAGGCTTGATTTCATATCCCTGAGCTGCGCGCTCTGGGAACATAGGGTTTGGTGCAATACCCATGGGGAACTCCTTAAATTTGATAGTGGAAAACTCGAGTATTTCCTTTACTAGTTTGGGGCTTTATGTACTATTTTTCTGCCTTAACTCAAAACTTTTTAGAAGAAAGGGTTTGTTCCAACTTCTACGGTAGGCATAACTAGTTCTTTTGTAAGAGAACAAGCAATAGCCAGGCTATCAACAAAGTCATCGTGAGCGTAAGCTTCTCTCGGGGCAGCAACAGTAAAGCTGTTACCTTTATATTGAATTTCAGCATCAATCATTTGTTGATAAAAACGCTTCCACAGATTAAGTCGGCGCGTCTTTGCGTGAGCAGGGAATGATAACATCTCCCTTTGAATCAAAGCTTGTAGGTGTTTAAACCTACTAGATTGCTCTGATTGGCTAGATGTTAATGGTATTACCTCAGCACGAGGCATAAGTACTTTTAGACGTTGGGCAACTACGTCACCAACACCATTGGCGTCTACTCCAATAGCAAGAACATCGTAGTTAGATAAGAAGTTAACTATTTGGAAGTATTGCTCTTCCCAGTCATCTCCTTGGATTTCAAGCCAGTTAAGGACTCGATGGTCGAAATAGCCAAACTCATCGGGACGGTCCCAGTCAACCCAGACAACCGTAACAACAGTGGAGTCCATCTTTCGAGCTGGGTCGACTCCAACCACAACAGGGGTTTGATGCCAAACTTTGACGAGCTCTTGAGATGTGTCACCAAGGTCATCCATGACGGAACTCGTAACAAACATTCCGCGTTCAAGTAGCCATTTGCAGTTGTACGACATTTGAAACTCATCTGAATCTTCTCCAATACGAAGTGTTTCTTTTTTAATGAACCGATTATAGTTATCGTTATATTTTGATACGTCTCTCCAGTCCCACTGAAAGTGGTTCTGTCTAGCTCGTTTACCTGTTTGTCTACGCCTGTTTAGCTGAATAGAACGGTAAAAGTTATTCTTAGAAGTTGTAGGTGTTCCGGTTTTTACCATGGTTCCTGCGTAATAGGCACGCATAGGAGAGATAGACTTATTTACAATAAAGTCGTCCGCTTCTTGACATTCGTCAATAACAATAAGGTGGAACGACTTAGACTCAATCTTTGCTCTTGGGTTAGCAGTCATCATTGTTAGGCTACTGCCCGACTTCTTTAGCCTAATCATTTTGGTAACGCCACCTACCTTAGCGGCAACATCATCAATCTCTGGGTCGCTCAAAACATCCAAAGCTCGCTCAGAGCTAAGTCGAGTTACAGTTCTGCTGAACAGTGTTTCAGCCTGTGATTCAGTAGGAGCAAATAGCCCAACCATCAACCCATCTTTATATTTTCCTAAAAGCTCTGGGTATATATTAGCAAGCCTAGGAAGAAGAACCATAAGCGTAGATACTGTGTCAGCAATTGTTTCTGACTTACCAGACTGACGTGCAGCAAGTGCTGTGATTTCTTCACCATCATTTATGATGATAGATTCCATCATTCGTCTAGCCAAAGGCTTTTGGTATGGATGCAGGTCGTGGCCAACCAACACAACCATAAACTGCATCATCTTATCAATTAATCGGTCAACAAAATCTTGGGAAAACTCATCGAGGTCATCTTCCTCATCTAGTTCTTCAAACTCATCTAAGGTTTCATCAGCGTACATCTCAGGAGTAATTTCCTGAAATTGCTCATCTTCATCCTCGTCATCTAACTCCCAGGGATTATCCTCATATTGCTCGTCATCATCTCTGTAAGTTTCTTCTTCTTCGTGATTACCAGTCATTTTCAGCGCGTTTCTTTAACTCACGAACAATTACAAGTAAGGCTTCTGCACCAAGTTCGGCTTCAAGAATAGCATCCATGTCTTTATCACGTTGATGATGGGTAACTTCTTTGCCAATAACAAATAGGGCATTCTCAGCCCACATAATTAAATCAGACGTCCCAATTCCAGACACTCTCTTCTCCAGTTTTGTACTTGGCTGGAGTCCATCCTTTTTCTTTAGTGAAATCTTCATCAGTTAATATCCGTCCTCTTAGTGCGTTTTGTAATGCCGATTCTTCATTTGGTTGTGTTCCAGTCCATTTACCAACTACAAGAGCTCTATAAAACGGTAACCGGATAATCCACGGCTCAGATGTTCTAAAGGGCTCTCTTATTTCTTGAGTGTAACCTTTAACTGCAATCTTACGCCCCCATTGAGCGGGGAAACGCATATATTGAAAAAAGTGTTGTTTTCCGATGTTGTGAACCTTGGGCATTGTTTCCTATGGTTTATGTGGTTTATGTGCCTTTGCAGCAGGTGGAGTATTTTTTGGTGCATTACCTTTTTTTGATTTAGGTGGAGTATAGGCCTTACCTTGGGCAGTGCGATACACTGTACCCTTATTAGAAGCATAGCGGAATTGGCTGGAACGTGCAACACGGTAAATACCCGCTAAGACCTCAGGGCTTACATTTGAAGTGTCTGCCGGTCCATAAGAGTGCGGAGATGTAAGAAGAGCTCCAGGGCTATACGTACCTTTGTTCCAAAGGTTTAACATAGGACCTTTAGAATAAGAGTTGTGGAATGTTTTCCACGTACCAGCATCCACGTTATAAAAGTTAAAAAGGGTTCCATCACGGAACATAACAGTAAGAACTTGTCGCTGCTCATCATAGCCGGCAGCTACTGTGCGAGGTCGCCTAACATTTGTTGAAGATGTAGGAACATCTGTAAGTGGAGCAGGACCCTCTGGGGATGCGTTAGGGTCGATGAGAATTCCATTCTCATCAGTTTCGCCTTCAATGCTGTCATACTCTACTGGGTTATATTGTCCAGCATATTTAGAGTTTGAAAATTGCTGATAAAAAAGATTGCCTTCAGCATCGGCTGTCATACCCTTCTCAAAGGAGGACGCCGTAGCAGCATCATAGCCGCCAGGCGTCGCTCCCTCAAGATTAGGCATTAGTTACTTCCTAAGAATTAAGCCCAAGAAGTGGTAGTAATTGCAGTACCAAGTGCAATGCTGTCTGCGTTAGCAGCAACAGTCTGAGTCTTTACAGTTCCAGAAGCACCAGTTAGTCTGGTTCCTGGAGTAATTGCTCCAGTGTTTGCTACTGTCCAACCAGTACCTGAGATGATAATGGTAGTTCCGTTACCACCAGTTACTGACCAAGTACCAACAAGTGCTGTTGGGATGCCTGTTCCAGCGGAGATAGTTACCTTAGTGCCTACAGGCCATGAGGTTGTTCCACCAGCAACAGTTACAGTTGCAGCAGTGGTTGTAGTCACGTTGATGCCTGTTGGCTGAGTAGCAGTGTTTGTTACCCCTGTGGTTTGGGTAATGTTTGCAGCTACGTAACCAGCGTCCTTAAGTGCATCCAAAGCCAAAGCAGTGGTTAGACCTAGAACGTTAGGTACAACGATGAATGGGGTGTAAGCATAGGCAGAACCTGTGAACTCTCCATCGGTGTTTGGCTCAAACAGAGGATATCCATTCCAGCCTCCTTCAGCGGTGGTGTGGTTAGATAGAGCAAAGTCTAGACGACCAGTTGCTGTGTCTGGGCGTACGTCGTTTGGCTGTAGAGGAAAGTTACCCCATACAAAGTCAACGACTACGTTTCCTGAGTCATCTAGTAGATGACCATTATTATTTGTTGCCATTTTTATTCTTCTTCCTGATTGCAATCATGGTTAGTTAATTCATCCTCGTAGAGTATGTCAGTGCAATATTTACACCTAAACATACGTATATCATCAAATGCTTCAGGTAAGGAGTCGGATTGAAATGATTCGTCATACGCCCTAGGATTCTGCGCGAAAATCTCAGGCGGGAACGGTCCACGGGGACTGCTATAGCCGTTGGGGACAGCGTGTCCCTGTACGGCAAACTTACGAATTAAGGGCATCGTCTTCTACCACGTCTTCAGGCTCAACTACTGCCTGGCTCTTTTTCCCCTTAGATGGGGCCTCAACCACAGACTCCTCAACAGGAGCTGCAAATAGGTTTGGTTGATGTCCACGAGATAGGATTGACGGGAGGTGACGTTGGCAATAGTTAATGCCATAATCAGAAGTAATCTGATAGACATATAAAGCGTCTGAACTGCAATTGGCACAATTAGCCATAGTAAACTCCTTTAATTCTAATATAAGATTGCCTTATTTTAGAAAAATTTAAAGCATAAACTCAATATTAACGCATACGCTTTTTTGGAGCACCATTAGTGCGTCTACCAGCGCCATTAACCGGTTTAATTTTAGGAACGCTAGTAACTGGAGTAACTTTTGTAGATTTTCTTACATTTCTTGCAGCAGTTTTATTAATAGTAGCCTTAGCCATCTTGTTTACCCCAGGACCGGCAGTCTTAGTACTAGCTTTAGTATTTGGTCTACCTTTGGCAGCACCTGATTGGCCAGGAACAGACGTTTTAGTAGTTGTAGTTACAGCTTTAGTTTTATTGGCAGCTCGAGTTGCGGCTCTTTTTTTAGCAGTAGCCGCTTTTTTTCTTGCAGCTGTTTTTTCAGCTGCGGTTATGGCTGCCTGGTTTGCTTTCTTGGCGGCATCCCAGTTTTCTTTTACCCTTACTTTGGTTCTTTCATCTTTTCTTTGCATTTCACTAGTTAAAGTGTCTACAGCACCTTTGATAGCATCAGGGCTAGCAATTCTACTTTTATCAAATTCTGGAATAATCACAATATTTTTTCCTCAATAGCTTCAAATCGTTTATTACCGTCCTCGAGCCTAGCATCTATTTGCTCTAATTTTTTTTCAACTCGATTTATTGCGTCTTTCATAGAAGAGCCGCCGTTTCGCTTCAATTCACCGTCAATACGGTTTAAGCGCTCCATTACACCCGGCACGGCGGAACGTCCAGGTGATGCCGGTTCCCCAGCCCAATCTCTAAGGAATGCGTCCCAAGCATCCATAGCAGCGTGTATACGGTCGCACAAAGGCTTTATAAGTTTCCATAGCAACCCGAGTGCACTTCCAACTGCAATGACTCCTGCAGCCCAGTAAAGGACAATTTGGTCCATATTATTTACCTACGACTCTTCCTCCGCCAAAACCTTCTGAATTTTGACGACCCCTCCGTGCCCAGCTTCTAATGCTAGCAAGCTCCCTTCCGGAGTTTCTACTATTACTAGCAAAATCCCGGGGTGCCTTAAACTCACTCATCAAAGTTTTTATAGAGCGATTATTGGGTACCACGGGTTTACGGGAAAACATTTTACTTAAAGAGGGTTAGAGGGTCTACTAGACGCTCAAATGGAAGCAAGTGTGCTTCTACGCCTTGGTAGTTCTTTCCCATTGTTGCAACAGTCATGTGTAGATGTGCACCAGTAGATGCTGAACCTGAAGGAGTGTTCTTTCCACCACCAACTAATCCAAGAACAGTTTTGCCACCTTCAACCTTGTCACCCTTTTTAAGAGTGCTTGGTTTTGCTAAGTGAGCATAAAGCACCCAGTGTTTAGCGTCTTTTGAAGAGTGAACAATAAAGTTACCTAAAACATCAGACCAGTCAACTAGCCCGACAGTACCGTCACAAATAGCGTGAATAGCAGACTTTTCGGCAGGGTGCCAGTCTTGCCCACGGTGTGGTCGCCCATTACGGTACGGAGCCAAGTTACCAAGTTCATCGCCTCTAAGTTTTTTATCAAATGGTTCATGATATACAATTTCAGACATGGTTGTCCTTTCAGATAGATAGTTTTATTATCTCTTATTCGTCACGGTTACGCAGTGGGAAAGTAACAATCCAGATAAGAAGGGTAACACCAATCAACTTACCTACAATGTCACGAGCAGAGCCTTCAAGAAGAACCCAACCAAGAGCTAGACCTAAAAGGGTCCAAGCCTGGTCAAGCAGGTCTCTAAGCAAAGCCACTAGGAATTTCTTTACTTTTTTCATTCTTTTCTCCTGTTTATTCTATTAGAAGATGATGAACCACCCGAAGCGGCTGCTAGGGCGGCTGATTGAGCAATCTGCCCAACAACTAGGGTAGTAACTACAAGGTTTTGAGCCTTCTTACGAGCTTTAGGGGAAATGTCTGCACCTACGTTACTAATGGCATTCAATACGTTAGCAATAGCAACAGCGGCTTGACCAACACCAGGAATGTTAGCAAGTGCTTCATCCACCACAATGTCGTCTTGTTCGGCTGCAAGGTAAAGTGCATCCAACGCTTGAGCATATTCTGGTGAGCCTTCTTCTGCTGTTTCAAATACAACAAGGGCTGCCTCTACAAGTTGTTCTGCTTGTGCTTCAGTAAGTTCAGTAGGGTCTACTGCTTGTAGGTCAACATCCATAAGATTTTCAATAACTACCGGGATTTCCTTTGAACCTTGTTCTGGCTGTGGGTCTGGCACTACTGGAGGGTCAACAACAGGTGGAACAACAACCGGTGTAGCGTCAATAACTGCTTGTTCTAAATCAGGAATTGCTTTAATTGCAACCACTTCTCTAGAAACAGCTACTGCTTGGGTGGCTACTGCCTCATCGTAGTTTTGCTGTGCAATATTTTTTATAATGACTTTTTCATTTACAATTGCTAAAAGTGCATCATCTTTTATTAAAGGGGCAAATTGATTTGGAACTAACTCTACTGTAAAGTATACCTCCTCAACCATGGTGGTAACTTCTTCCCAAGTAGTTACGTCTTCCCAAACTGTGATGTCTTCGTAAGTCACAACTTCTTCGTATGTGATTACAGTTTCCCAAGTAACAACTTCCTCATAAGTAGTCTCTGTTACTGTTTTTTCCCCAAACCAGCTAGCTGGAACTATTTGGAATCCTGAGGCTGGAGTTGAATAGTAAAGCTGAACCCAAGCACCTCCACCATTTTCATAGTAATAAAGAGTGGTTGGATAAAAAATACCAGCTCTAATCCAAACCTGTTCAGAGACTGTTCCGCCTCCACCCTTATCTCGCCAGTCATCAATAAGTTTCATTCCAGCAATATCTAGCTTTATTCCATCGTCACCAGGAGCATAGAACTTGTACCAACCATCAACTGGCACCATAAGGTTACCTTCAAAAGCTACAAGTACATCTTCGGATTTGCCTGAGTTAAGAACCTGTCCTCCACCCCACTGAAAGTCAATGTTTGAAACATTCTCAGTGTTTAGAGGAGTTTCCTCGGACAGGGGAAGTGGAGGGGCATTATTGTAACCTTGACGGTTATAGGACTTAGCTACTAACCCACCAGGAACTACTGTTGTAGTAGTGTGTTCAACAATGGTTGTGTGGGGGATACTGGTTAGAACTTCTACCATATTTGTATGTGTAATTGTTTCAATGTGAGATACAGGGGTAGTTTTAGAAACTAATTCAGTTTTAGGCACTAAGCGAGTGTGCTCTACCTCTTGAGTTGGGTTAACCCAAGTTGGGTCTGAGATTAGGTTTTTATCGTAATTATTTTGTGCAGTTTCAACATCTGTATTAGAAGACTGCAAGTTTGTTAATGTTGAGGATACTGTTTGGTCCGCTAGTTTCCTATTTTGGGTAGCATCAATTAACTCTTGCTTTCCAGATGAAAGAGCAGACTCTGCTTCATTAAGTGTTTGGGCATACGCTGATGCTGGGAATAGTAAAGGGGTAAGAGCTAAAAGTAGTGTTACGGATAGCGTTGCGAGTATACGCAACAGCCGCATTACTTCTTTGGCTCTTCTTCTTTTACATTCTTTAGCTGAAGAGACTGCTGGAAGGCAGCATTGATTTCAGCGTTAGATAGTTTGCCATCCTCTAGGAAAGCAAGAGACAAACGTTCAATTACCTTAGCGACAGCCAAAATACCGCCAACAAGGGCAGCAGTAGCGGGAGCCACACCACCAAGGGAACCAGCACCGATAACGCCAAGTGCGGACGCGACAAACGTCGCCAAAATTCTAAGAAGGACATTTCCAGTAAGTTTCATTTAGGACCTCTAACTAATATTAAATTGCTACAACTTGTAAACAAATTAGTGAGGAGATTGTGTTTTCTATATAAGGATACTTTATTTTTTTAAATTCCACTGGCCATATAACCAACACCTTGTGGGTCACCAGTAGCAATGTTTCCATCTAATCCAGCTCGTTGAGCTAGAGACATGTTTTGGTTTACAGCATCTAGGTTTGAACCTGGGTCCATCAATGCTGGGTTAGAAGTTGCTGCTTGAGTCGTTACTCTCGCAGGAAAATTAATCCAAGCATCTTTTCCCAATGTATCAATGGCAGCAGTTCCTGAATACTGTGGGGTACTAGGATAAGTAACTCTACTATTCTGAGCAATATTCCCAGATAAGTAATTACCAATTTCTGCAAGCATACCCGCAAACATTCCCTTAGTTCTATCTGGAGCTATTCTTCTGTTAATCATTAGTTATAGAATCCAGGGTCAGTAGCTTTAACAGTAGTCTTTGTGTAGTCTGTTTCTGATGCAGGTTTTACTCCGCCTGCATCATCTCTTCTATCACCAATGCCACGTCCATCAAAAGAGCTGTTTTCACCCATAGCTTTTTTAGTCTTATCTCCATAAGGTGTCGCGCTATAAGGACGAGTGTCATCAGTTAACCCACCTTCAAGCATCTTATGCATATGCCCGATGTTTTTTAGTTGGACCCCACTTGTGCAACATAAAGCCATTAGTAACTCCTTTAAAGTCATATTAAGTATGACATAAAGAAATAGCCCCACCAGCCTAAACTGATGGGGCTACTTGTCTATAGAGTTTTGACTACTCTCACAAACCTTATTTGATTATTTTTGTAATCGGTAAGGGGTTGAATGATTGTAGAATGTGCTCCATAGTGTGCATTAATTATTTTGCCATTGCCAATATAAATAGCGGCATGATAGAAATTAGTAGAATCATTATAGGCAAACACCACAATATCTCCCAGTTTAGGTGTGTGAACACGTTTACCTAGATGACCTTGTTTATTTGCTGAATGTGGTAGTTCAATACCGAATCGTTCATAAGTCCAACGAACTAGACCTGAACAGTCCCATCCACGGGGACTGGCACCTGAAAACACATAAGAAGTTTTTCCTACACGAGTTTCTAGGTACTTGATAACCTTTTTCATTTGAGTGGTATTGCGGTGTGCTTTACCTATCTCAATTAAAGTTGGTTGTTTTATTTGATGTTGCTTTGTTACGGATGTGTCCTGTGAAACAGCAAGTGATGCTGATGCAGAACAACCAGCTAATGTTAAAATTATGCTGGCTATTATTACGTACTTTTTCATTTGGCGACCTTACCTTTCCTGGGTAGTTAGTACTGGGGTCGTTTATTGTCTAAGTGACATTCTCTATTAAGTTATAGGTAAGACCTTAGCATAGATGTTTGTGTTGGGCAACTACTAACTAATTAAGTACTCTAAAAGCTGTGGGTTGTCTTTAAACACCATAAGTAACGTTTCTTCATACATACCAATGAAATAGTGCTCTGTATCTTCAAAGTTTAGCTTAGGGTTCATTTTACTTCCAGTAAAGAAAGTAAAACGAATAGCGTGTAGTATTTCATGCATCAGTACTTGTTTCTTACGGGTATCAGAAGCATCTTTATCAAGAACAATCATGTTACGACGTTCTAGAGTGTACCCATAGTTATCTTCATAAAGCATCCCATCTTCTTTAGACGTGTGCTCTACGATAGTCCAAACTTGGGTACCTATCTTAATTGTTGAAGGAATCATCTGTCAGACCCCCATCCCGAACCTTTAAAGGTCAGTGAAGGCGCAGAAAATACTCTGACCATATCTTTCTTACAAGGTAAGCATTCAGGCATTTTACGTTCTTCAGATACAGTCATTACGTGACTAACAGTAGATTCACAAGTTTCACACTTGTATTGATAGGTAGGCATCTTAGGCCTTAACTAGCTTACGCTTAATTGCATCAAATACCTTTGGGGACTTTTTAGAAGCCTTACCATTTGGGCGATTGTCGTTACGGTTACCTTTTGGCTTTGCCATTTTATTCTCCTATGCTAAACCTGGGGAAGCCTTGACTTCCCCAGGTTACTAGTCTACACCAAGATTAGTTGATGTCAATGACTTTCGGCTTTTTTTCTTCAGGAAGTTCCCTGTTGAATTGAATAGTTAACATACCGTTCTCAAGCTTGGCATCTGTAACTTCCCAGAACTCAGCAACAGCAAGGTTTAGTTTGAAGTCACGAGTAGCAATACCTTGGTATACTACCTCACCACGCTGTTTGTCGCTCTGACGGCCTTCAATGGTTAAAACGGACTCCTGCACGGTTACGGTGATTTCGTCCCGTGTGAAGCCTGCTACGGCCACGTTGAGTAGGTTTACGTCATCCTTCAACGACACAATGTCGTATGGAGGGTAACTTGGTTTGGTATCAGTGATTTCCTTGAGTTGGTCAAGGATAGGAGACCAGCCAATTGAAAGGCGGTCTAGGCGGGGGAACAAGTCAGCAATTGTCGCAGGCTTTGGGGGCACTGGCTTTTGCCACTTGTCGTGTTTATCCCATGGGTCATATGGGTTTGGTTTTTTGTGTTTATCCCACGGGTCGTGTGGATATGGTTCTATGTGCATTTTCTACTCCTTAGACGTAGATAAGCGTCCGCCATCTGGCGAGTGGTCCCCATAAGGCGGACTATTGTTTACGATACCCAATTGGCGTATCTATATTTATATTATATATTTAATGACTACTTGTCAAGTTTAACTATTATCTAAATCCTGGGTTTGCTTTGTGCCATGCTTCTACTACTTTGGAGACCTGGTCCAGCTGTGCAGAAGAAACTACCGGGTGAGCGGCCTCTGTAGGGCCCTCTTCTCTAGCCGCACGTTGTTTTGGAGTTTCTGGCCATGAACCAGTTCGTTCAAAGTGCTCTTTACGAGCCCAGTACTCTCTGTTTTTAGCCATTACTTACCAACCTTTTTAACCCATGCTTTACCAGACTTTGTCTGAACACGGCTGTGCTGTGGACGTCTAATTTTGCCTTCGCTATTTGCTGCAACATTCTTTGCAAAGTTCCACATGCCTGTGGCAACGCCCTTGCGTTGGTGTTCTTTATCTACCTCAATATGCCTGGTCTCTCCAGTATCTTTTGTCCATTCCATATAACCTACAAGGTCAGAGCTATCTGGATGAGTAGCAGTAACTATGTGGTTAACTTCTCCCCTCAATCCAGGGGAGTACTGGAACTTATACTGGTGGAAGTCACCTGTATTTCTAGCCATAATATCCTCACAACGACGGGCTTTTTTTCGGCCCTAACGATTTTTAAACCTTGGGCGCCCCTGTAGCTTCGCTTTTGCCTGCCTCAAAGCCCTCTGTCCTTGGTGCTCGTGGGGCTATGCTTGCAGGAATTGGACCTGGCTTATCTTTGTTTACTAAACCTAAATTACCTCTTTGAGCTATTACAGTATCGTCTTTTCCTCCTTGACGTAATGATGTTACAGAAGGAAGTTCTAGTGGAGCAGGTCTTGTTACAGATTGAGCACGGTTTCTTACTCTTTTTCCTGTTCCAGGGTTTAGTACTGTTGGTGCACAGTCTGCACAAAACTTTAGACGACGTTTTACTATCCATGCGTTTGGATTTTGTATTGCGTCTTGTTGAGTAAACACTCTGTTCTTAACACCAGTTGTTAGGGTTAGACTAGGTTTTGCTAATGTGTATTCATACCTATCTGCTTGGTCAAAGAGTTTTTTGTGCTCACGAGCCCAATCGGCCATCTGACCAAAGAATGCGTGACTCGGACCGCTACGGTTAGACCCTTCATCTGGTCCAGGACCAATTAGAGGGGTCGCTTGCCCTGTCTTTTCAATGCTACGGATGTCTACAGCAGTCTCCCAGGCATGTTCTGGATGTGTATCTACGTGCTCTTGACCGGCAACCTCGCTAGGTTTTGAGGTATCTGTAGGAATTACTCCAGAAAACTTACCCGTAATTGCCCCTGTCTTAGGGACAACAATCTCTTTAGTAGCCGGATTGATGACTGGAGTCATGCTATTAGCATTTGGGTAGTGCAATCCTTTAATACGGTGGTAATAAAGGTCTGGAAGAGTGCGTTCTGCTTCAGCTTTTTTAGCTTCTATAGCTGCTTTTTTGTCGTTTTGCTCTTTAGTCCAGCCTTCAACACCGATATCAGCTCTTTTATAGCGTCTGTTACGCTGTGCTAAGGACTTTGGCTTGATTTTCTCTGATTCAGCAGGCTTAGGACCTGGTTTTGCGTCAGATTTCTTTTCTGTAGGAGCTTTTGCACCCTTTTTACCCTTTTTAACAGGCTCTGCTGGCTTAATTCCACGAAGTTTATTGAGTTTATCAGCCCAGTCGCTAAACTTAATAGCTTTAATGACCTCATGGTCTTTTACGTTTTGGTTTTTGTGGACTAATTCGCCTACGTCGTTCTTCTCTACTTGTTTATCACAAGTAACGCAAAGTAACGCGTTAGGGTCTGCCTCTGGCTTTTTTGCCATACAAGTATCCTTTACAGGGGCGTTTTAAGTTTAGGTTTTACTTACCTTTGCGCCACTGCTTGCCGAGAGCATGGTGAAGACCGCTAACAATCGCTACACCTGCCGCAGCCTTAAACCCCCAGTCAGCAGCATTTTGCATCATTTGTTCTGGGTAAACACCTGTTCCTGGGATTATTTCACCAGAGTAAATGTGGCCATTGCCTAGGCCCAGTGGGTCTTCGCCAATTCTGTCTTTAATCTCAAGCCTGCTTGGTTCACCGGCAAGTCTGTCTTTAGCCATACTTGCAGCAGCTCCTAGAGCTCCACCAACGACAGTGTTTTTAGAAACTTTTTTTACTTTGTCTAGTACAGTCTCTTTTGGTGGCTTTGGAGAGTATCTACTCTTAGGTGGCTTCATAATAAATCCTTTGTTTATATTATTCTATACGCTTTTTGTTCTTAAAATCTACGTTAATGACATTATCTGAATTACCAAACTGTTCTCCACTAATAGGTGGAGTCGGTGTTCTTTCTACTTTACCGTCAGGAGTAAACCTCCACATACCCCTTTTATAAGCAGTAATAACTTGAAAGTTTATAGGCTCAACAGATTTAAAATTACAATCTGGGTCATGAGGTCCTTCATGAGCAAACCTTAGGGTGTCATTATTTAGGCGAAGATACCCCCCACAACCAGGACATGGTATTTTACCGCGTTCTTCACTCATTCATCCAGTATGCCATACTGCAGGGGCGTTTTAAGCATAAGTTTCACGTGAAACTAGGCTACTGCCTGACATCTAGTGGCCTCAACGGCGTGTCTGACCTGGGCATTAGTTCCCTGAAATGTAAATAAATGTATCCCTTTTGTTATAATCGGTTCGGCTGGCGTCAGTTAGTATCTAATTGTCGGCAACAACAACACGCCCGTTTCGGGTGTAGTTGCTCGCCTAGTGTTTGGCAGTTGTATCCCAATTGTTATAAACACTTGGTATGCCGTCAGTTAGGTTATACCTGTTGTTCTATACAGGCACCGCTTCTTATGGTGTTCTAGTTGGTCAATGGTTTTGGTTTTGTGTGTGTATGGTCCCCCTGACCTTATGGGAATTACTTTGTATTACTGTGTGCGAGACACAGCAGGGGGGCGATGGCATCCGCCGTCTATACCGCTTCCATAGGGTATACAACTACAACAATGGAGGTGTACCGTGGCAACACGATACTCTAACGCTTTTGACCTATTGGCATCACCTGCCGATAAGGGCACCAGCGACGCACTAACCCGTCAAATCCAAGGCGCTAAGACTAAGGCAGAGAACTTCAAGGCTGCTCTTACATCTTTCGCTAAGGCACTGTTCACAGTAAGCGAGACTAAGGTAAACCCTGAAGTCCTTGCTATCTCTATGAACAACAACCGCAAGATGGCTAACCGTCTTGCTATTGTATTCGCCTGCCCAGAAGCCGAGGCTATCTGGAAAGACGAAACTGCCGCAGGTCGTACCACAGACCCGTACTTCGTATTCTTGGCTAAGGGCAAGGAAGCACGAGCACGCGCTTGGGAAATGACACGCATGATGGAGAAAGGCGCTTCTCAGGAAGAGGTCTTCTTCATTCACGAGGGAACCGTAGAAGAGTTCCGTAAGGCTAAATGGGCTTACGAGACTCTAGTAGCACTACAGAAGTCTCTCTAAACCATACACACCAAGCCCTAAGCCTAGGGGGCTTTCATAATACCTAGGCACAAGCCCCAAACCAGTATTACAAGGCTGGTACAGGTAGGTTCGAGTCTTACCGGGGCACTCTTGGCTACTGCTAAGAAGCAAGCAGAGCCTGACAGCTGGTCTGCCCAGATGTACAGGGGAAGAAGTCGCTTGTTATCAGGTACTACACACAAAGGAGAAGTATGTCTGACCGTAATCGTCGGAGTAGACACAATGTCAAGCGTGTTGCTAAGCAGCAAGTCAAAGTGTCTTACGGAGAGTTTCAGTATGACTATGTCAAGAATAACCCTCTTGCTAGTCAAGATGAGATTAACGAAGAGTGGGCAAAGTTGAAAGCCGCAATCATAGGAAAGAACAAAGTCCTAAATGCTGCTCTTAATGGAGACAAAGACGAAAGCGTCACTACGGTGAAGCCAAGAGTCTTGCCTACTAACAGCAACATCCAAGTCACTCTACCAAGTGGAGAGACTATCAGTCTAGAAGAAGCAATGCTTCGACAGATTGACCTAACACATAAGCCAAAGAAAGTGGTGTCTGATGGGAGAAACCGATGAGTGAAAAAAGATGTAGCTGTGGCTGTGGCTATAAGATACGTCAAGAAAGCCCTGTAGAGCCCGTAGAGACCATAGAAGAGTCTAAAGGGTGTAAGCACACAGAAATCATTACAGCAAGCCGTAATGCCGTTGTAATGGTAAGAGCAGGACTCTCTGATATAGGTATAGTTATTATGCCTATGAGTAGAGAGAACAACGAGATATCTAAGCAAGAGAACGCCTATGACTCTCTCCTTGCCAATATAGAAGAAGTCGGTTGTTACTCGTGTAAATATCTTGATACTGACCCTACTAGAGAGAGCAACTTCCTACAGTTTGTAACAGAATATGTAGAGAACTACATTAAGTAAGTCTTCTCCAATAGAAGCAAGGATAGTAAGTGGGTTATCTATCCTCTAAGTCTTCTCTGTCTCTCTATAATAAAGTCCCCCATAGAGAGCAGTAAAAGGGGGCACAGCCCCCTTAGACCCCCGGTGTTGTTTTATACCTAATTGTCGGGGCGTTCTAAGGGTAAGACGGGGGCTTAGTTGCAACCAAGAGACACGCAACCTTTCAGGTAGTCGTTATCTAGAAGTAGCTAAGCCCCCCAACCTATTTGAAAGGTAGGTATAGCAATGAGCAATGAAGATATAGAAGTTCCTGATTATGTTGTTAGGAACGTTGATGAAAAAATTGCTGAACAGCAAAAAATCATTAGAGAAGCATCCGAAAAGGTATCATATCTAAGAAATCTAAGGTCAATAGCAATAGAACAATATATAACCGAAGAGAAACAACGTCAAGACACTGAACGACTAGTTGAACTTGGTCGTCAGTATGATTCAATACTCAAAGGAGAAACAAATGACTAAATCAGTCAAGGCTAACAAGCCAGTAACACCTGTAACACCTGTAACACCACCTAACACTAGCAAGCGAGCAATCGCTAGGCTCAAGGTTAGAGAAGCAAAATACGGTAGCACTACACCTCGTTCTAAACAGACTTGGAATGTTGAGACTAAGGAGTGGAACAAATGAGTAAAACAGGACTCAAGACACTACTAGCATTTGCTTTGCTACTTAGTGGCTTTGTATCGTGGCAGTTAGCTAACGAGTATGAGTTTCAATACTATATGAATGAAACACCTGAAGCAATGAAAGCATACTCTAGTGCAATGTCATTGTGTATAGCCTTTATGGTGCTAAGTTGTATCACATTCATATGGGCAGCCGTATCAGCATACTTTAAGGAGTAATGATGGACCTTAACACAGCAGTAGGACACACTCTAAGAAGAATTAGAGAGCAAGACGACATCACATTAAGGACAGTGTCTTCTAGGGCTTCAGTAGCCTTAGGTCATCTGTCTGACATAGAACGGGGCAACAAATGCCCAAGCCTACCAATCATAGAAGCAATATGGACAGTAGGGTTACAACGAGATATCTCTTATCTTATGAAAGAGATATATAAAACACTGGAGGAAAATTAATGAGTGAACAAAAGTACGCCCACTATACAGATGTAGTCCAAGCAATGGAAGGCTATGTCAATGGCAAAATAATTAAGGCAGTATGTGGCATAGAGTTCGTGCCTAGTAATGACCCACAAAAGTTTCCTGTATGTCCAGAGTGCCAATCACTCTACGACATCAAGAAAGAACTAGAAGAACTAACTAAATCAGGACTACTCTCAGAAGGATTTGTCCTAGGAATAAGGAAGGCTACAAATGAACAAGCACTATAAATATACAGGCACTGAAGATGCGTATGAATGTCCAGACTGTAAGGGCTGGCACGTATCAGACTATGCTATAAGCCAGTTGCCTTGGTATATACGCTTAGGCATCAAGTTAAGGCTGGTGAGAATCTAATGAGTGAGTTTCGTAAGATATCCAATCGTCAACTACTACGCTGGAAGTTTTGGTTCTGGGTAGAGCGTAAGGCTAATGTAAAACTACAGCATGTTGATAGAGAGATAGGTGCTATCAGAGTACACAACGCTAAGATGTTTGCTGATGGGTACAAGCCTAGCAAGTAAGTTTCTGTTAGCAATTCCGTTAACAGATAGCAATAACCGTTTAGAAAGGCGGAGCAACAAATGGCACAACAAATCAATGTAGTAGCAACACGCAATCAAATTACTACAAAGTTAAAGACGCTAGAAGATAGCATCAAAGCGTATAACACTGCACGAGACAAGTATGATGCTGATTACAAAGCAGCAGAAGAAAAGTATGAGAAAGACCTCAAGGCTTGGAATGTTAAGGCAGCTAAGGCACTTCTTAGTTCAGCTAAAGATGTTCAGAACCTATCAATAGATATTCGAGGCAATTCAGCAGCAACTCTTTACTTGAATGGTGTTGACCTTAGTGCACTAACTCCACGACCAGAGTTTAGTCGTTACCAATTCAGAGAAGATATGCAAAAGAAGAATGGTGAATTGTATAAAGCAATTCCTCAGTACTTTGATTCATATAACCGTCCAATATCAATTGATGCAGTTATCTTTCACTTCAAGAAAGCACTGCAGATGCTAGAGTTACTACCTACAGGCACAGTAGAAATTCAGGTTAAGGACTTTAACTTCCTAAACAAGTTCTAATAGTTTGTAAGGAACTGTCACTAGCAGCAGAGATGTTGCTAGTGGCTAACCTTTACAAAATGTAAAGGGCGTAGTGCCTGTCTAGAACCAAGGGCTAAAGATGTTAGATACAACGAGGTTAGGTTGCGGATTAGTAAGGGTATACTCTGAAATGCTTATAGACCACGACAAGGGTGTAGAAACTCCGGTAACCCTAGAACTAGACAGGCATTACAAATAAGAATTCTATGTAGTAGTACATAGCATCTGGTGTGGCTAGGCCAGTCAATCAAAGCCTGAGTTGGTGAGATGCCGAACTTATATACTCTGGCTGGTATATTCGTAGTGGTTCCCTGGTGTAAGGGTAGATTAATTTGCTGAGTGCTGAGTTCTCTACTACCCTGATGGCCCAGTTAGTTTAGCTAACTTAATTTCAAATTATATGAACACACCTCAAGCCCCCTGTATATTGAGCGTTACATAATAAGTCTATTCGACTAGTAACCTCAAGCAGGGGGCTTGTCTATACCACAGGGCGATGGCGAGCCCAACACAAACATTTTGCCAGCGTTGCTATACGCATTACTTATATAAACAAGTCTTATATATGTAGTGTCTATAGCAATATAGACAAACCTGCTAACAACCGTTAGTAGTCCATTATATAGAAAGGTTGGTGTCCTAATGGATAACAACATTCCTAGAATCACAGCAAGTGAAATCAACGGCAACTTATCTTATTACATTGTTAAGAAATGCCTAGATTGCACCATTGTTAACGGTGAGGATGCGTTGGAAGTGCTTGAAATGCAATTTCCAACATTAGAATCAGCCAAGGCAATGAGCCAGGGATTCCTAGAAATAACCTTAAAGAAGCATCCTAATGCTGAAGTTAAGGACGGGGTCTTGTATTTAGTTAATGCTGAGGGAGATACTCATCGTTATATACAAGGCGTTATTACAGGCACGCCTACAATGGCCTGGCAAAGCACTGATGAAGCAATGGCTAATCAGGAAATTACTAGCAAGTTCAATGACATTATGAGTGACATTGAATTTGATAGTCCAACCGAATAGAAAGGCAACATATGTACGCAGCTATGATGAAGTCTCAGACTTCTAGTGGCGAGATGCGAACAGTAGCAGTAGTTCCTACTACTGAAGATGTTCGTATCTTCTCACGATTAGGCGAAGGTCGAGGTCGTGCTGGTGCTTGGATAGAAGGCGATGTGCTCATTGAACAAGATGAGTTACTAGTCGGACAGCCAGTATCACTCAAGACTACTCCATCAGAAGATAGAGTAATCAATTCCACAATAACACCATCAATGTTTTTGGTGAAGTTAGGTAAGAAATTACCTGAAACAACTAAGCCTAGTTCAAGGTCTGCTCTAGAAGAGTTCCAAAATCTACTAGACCAAGCATTGAATGACCCAAGTTCATTGTCTATTTATGAGCAAGCAATTGTTCTAGTAACACAAGCCACACCACAGCCAGTGGTGCAAGAGCAAGTAGCAATTCCGTTACTTGTCCAACCCGAGATGTCTAAGGAGACACCTATGGAAATAGCAACACCAACTAGCAACAGCGATGCCGTTCTAGTTATACCAGAAGTAAAGCCTTACTTTGACCGAACAATGCCAGGCAATATTAGCGATGCTACTGTTGCTAAGTATTGTCAGCATAATCAAAGGACTTTACTTATCACTGGTCCTGCTGGTACAGGCAAGACTAGTTTTGCGTATAACTTTGCAGCAGTTAATCACCTACCATTCGTAGTTATTGAAGGTAGCCGTCAGATTGACGAGAGCAAAGTTCACGGTCGTTTCTTCCCTACAGGCGTTGGCAACAGCGTTGTATGGAAAGACAGCCAGTTCCTTACTGCGATTCAGCAGCCATCAGTAATCCTTATCAATGAACTAAGTCGTATGCCTGCCAAGGCAGCAGACTTGTTCTTGCGTGTCCTTAATGAGCGTGAGTTAATCATTGACCAACTTAACAAGGTTGTCAAGGTCCACCCTGATTGCTTGTTTATCGTTGACCAGAACACAGGCACAGGTTATGCAGTCACTAAGCAAGATGTTGCTTTAGTTGACCGTATGCAACCTAAGCTTGAGTTTGATTACGATATTGATGTAGAACGTAAGTTCATCAAGTCTGAGTCATTGCTACAGTTTGCACAGAGCATTCGTGAAGCAAGCAAGACTACTGACCAGTTCACTACACCAATGTCACCACGTATCCTGATGAACTTCATTGACCAAGCACAGAAACTTAACCTTGGCTTTGCAGTGTATTCATTGCTTAACAACTTCCCTAAGGATGATGGTGAGCGTGAAGCAATTAAGATGCGTCTTGATGCAGACATCGATGCTATTGCAGCAGACATCGGTGTATCATTAGACAGTTATTCTGTCTAGTATCAATCAGGGTGGGGGCGTAAGCCCCCACTCTATTTATAGTAAAGGAGAAATACATGACTGAAATTGGTCGTGGTTCATTTGATTATGATGAACTTGGTATTGATATTGACTTTAAGGTTGACAATACTAATGTTATTGATAGACAAGATGAACTAAAAGAACGCATGGCTCAAGTCGTATCTAAGTTTGCTAGTGCGTTAACTGCTAGGCAGATTAACGTATCAGTATCTGATGATAAAGATAAGTTCTATGAGTTGCCTAAAGGTACCATTGCTATATCAGATGCAGAGAATATTACATTCAATCCCAAAAATATTGGAGACTTGAATGACCCTGATGTTGCGTTGCAACTTCGTGGTGTATCTCTGCACGAGATAGGTCGTATCTTATTAACACCTCGTGCTGGTAGTAATTTAGTCAAGTGGGTTCGTGGTAATCAGTATGAGCGTGCGTTCAATGCACTAGAGAGCCAGCGTACTGAAGTATTCTTAAGTGCTAAGTATAGTAACGTTAAGCACTGGTTTACTGCAGCTATTGCTAAGTATCTAATTGATAACCCAACTGAGTTAGGTATGTTGTTTCCGTTAATAGACGGTAGAACATACCTTCCACTTGAGTTACGTAAAGCATTGCGTAAGGCATTCGTTCTGCCTGAGTTAGTCACTGAGTTATCTGACATCATCAGTAAATACACAGTGCTTAACTTAGCAGACAGTGCTCAGATACCTATAGCAATGCAACTCATCAAAGAGTATCATGACATCATTCACGAAGCATTCAAGGACCCTGCTAAGAATCCACCTTATGGTAACCCACATGGTGGTTGGCAAGAGATGCCTAATATGAATGAAGATGGCAAAGGTTCTATCATCAAGTCATCAGAACGTTCTAAACCTATGCCTAAGGCAGGTCAAGACCGTATCATTGAGAAGATTCTTAAGGAACGTGACAAAGAGTTCACAGAGTCTACTGGTGATGAAGAAGGTGAAGAGTATGATAAGCCTGAACCTGGTGACCAACCTGGAGATAAACCTGGTGATAAGCCTGGTGATGGTGACGGTGATAGTGACGGTGACGGTGATGGTGATAATGATAAGCCTGGTGATGGTGATTCAGATAAGCCTAGTAGTCAATCTGTTGGTGGTAAACCTAAGCCTGGTATGGTAAATGATATAACTAGTATTGCTAAGAAGCATCTTACTAATATTAAGAATACATTGCGTGAAGATATCAATGATATGGTTGCTAACTTTAATGGTGAGACTACTTTATCTAGTAAGCATCAACCAACACCAGCCCGTAGTAATTACGAGCAGCAAAAACCTGTAGCACCTGAAGTTATACAGCAAGTCAAGTCCTTTGTTAATCAACTAGAACTTATCCGTGCTGAGCATGACCCAGGTTGGGAGCGTAAAGTTAGTGGTGGCAAACTTAGTGTGTATCGTTACGCTACTGGTGGTGCTGTTGATGAAGTGTTTGATAGATGGGATGAAGGTCGTGAAGATGTCGTAGACATTGAGACAGTCATCTTGCTAGATAACTCTGGCTCTATGAACTGGACTATCGAGTCAGCACACGATTCTATGTGGGCTATCAAGCGTGCTATGGATAAGATAGGTGCTAGCACTACAGTGCTTACCTTTGCTGATGATGCTCGTATGTTATACAGTGCTAATCAAAAGGCTAAGGTAACTAAGACATTCGTTGGCACTGCTGGTGGCACTAGCCCTAAGCAAGCACTTGACTATGCCAAGTATGTCTTTGCTAACAGTGAGCGTGCTATTAAGATTCTTATTGTTATTACTGATGGTGTTTGGTATAACGCTAAGGAACAAGACCAAATCATTCACAGATTACGTAGGGCTGGTGTTATTACTGCCTTAGGCTTTGTTGATGAGACTCGTCAGTGGGATGAAGAACGCCGTAAGGCTTGGGGTTACAGTGACAGTATGACTATTGATGGTCACAACGCTGAAATTGTTGTGCCTCTTGTTGATGG